GCCGGTATTAAGTTGAGACCAGTATTAACGTTTCACGGCTTAGCGTTAGCAACGGAGAATTTTGATCCCAATAAGCCGCATACTTATTGTCGTATATGCGGGGCTATCTTCCAGCATCCTAATATAAAGATTAGAAAGCGTTGGAGTCATAACCATGCCTCACAACACTCCGACGCGGAACACACTAATCTTGCACAGAGCGGTATGTGGTTAATGCCAGCGGCGCAGTATAAGCTTGCGGCTTATGGGATCATAGATATCCTTTCAGGAGTTATGAACGAAGAGAGTGAAGACGCGCTACGCACGGCACCAAAGGAACAGCTTTGAGCGAGAGCGAGAGCGAGAGCGAGAGCGAGAAGGAGTGATGGCTAAATGACAAAGTACTATGAGGTCATTTACGAGACTGGTACGCACAGTATCGTAAGTGGCGAAAGTGATGAAGAAGTGTTAGGGGGTTTAAGGGCACATCAGGCTCGTGCTACTGCTGGTGATTTAGGTGGCCCTGCGGGCCATCCTGCCGAACGCATTTCAAAGATTTTAGTGTACGACCGTCACCCTGGTGATTATGCGCTTAGCATGACAAGCGATGTAGCGCAGGCTGAGCTTGCCGAACTGATTAAGAAGGTAACCGACGCTAATGGCGTCGTTGACACTGATATGCTACAGGCAGAAATTCGTAGACTTGCTGATCCTGTAGATAACGAGAGTATGCTGCAAAGCAGACACAACTCGATGTTTAAGATGCAGGAAACGGGAGAGCTTAGTCTTGAGGACTCAAGCGAAGAGACTGAGGCTGCATAATGTGCGCTGTTATCGTACATCAGAGAATGAGTCAACTCGTGACGGACTATGTACTTGGTGCATCGGGCACGATTGTACCACCATCGGGTTGGACGATCAGTTTGAACACAATTGCCGTTGGTACGATGGCGCGGAACAGTGTGTTCAGCGCGACAGTTTCGGGCACTAATATCAACGAGATTGGTAGTACTACTGCTTCCAGCTATGCACGTCAAACAATCGCGAAGTCGATTGCCCAGGCGGCGATCGATTGGGGCACCAGCACGTTTGATAACACGACTGCTACGGGTGGACAGAGTACTACAGCAGATCAGGTAACGTTTGGAGCGTTTTCGGGAGCACCATCACCGAATGGCGCACAATCATGGACGCTAACTGACGGAACGACGCTAAATGCAGGTAACCCATATTTTAGTGGTGACCTTGCAGCGACTCGTACCTTTGCTAACGGAGATACAGAGAAAGTAACAGTAACTCTCAAAGCAGGGTAATATGGCACTTGGGTACTCACAGCAAACGTGGACTGATGGCACCACGCCGGTTGATGCTGCCCATATGTCTCATATCGAAGCTGGTGTGGGACTTATGGATAGTGGTAAGGTTGACGTTAATGCTGTTACAGTTGCAGCAACGCCTGTTTTTCAGAACAAGTTACTTGCAGGCGATACACAGCCATCCTTTCAATTAAACGGCGACGGCCGCCATAACTGGGGTCCCGGTGGCGCGACCGCGACTGACACAAACTTGTACCGCTACTTCGGGGGCGCGCTCCGAACAGATGGAGGTCTGTACGTCGGTACCAGTGTTGTTGCGCTTGGGACAGGTGGAAACACCGGGTTCCTGTCCCAACCTGCGGTCGCTAGCGGTTATGCGTTTATGACTCAAGTTTCTGGCGAAGCAAACGCCAGATGGCGTGTACGTAACTTGGACGGTTTCATGGAGTGGGGACCAGGCGGCGCAACCCCGACCGACACGAACCTCTATCGCTTGTCTGCCGGTGTGCTGAATACCGACCAGACGCTTGCGGCGCGCAGTTATGGCGTCGCGGTAGGTAACGCCGGAAGTCAGATGAAGCGGGTACAAGGCGGTACTGTTGCGGGAACAACTGATGGTAGTGGTTATTTGCAAGCAAACTTTCCTGTTGCGTTTAGTGCCGTGCCTGACGTAGTTATTGCCATTAACGGGAATAACACGCAGCAAGCGTTCGTCTGCGATACATCTTCATCGCAGATCACTTCATCATATGTGCGTTTTAGAGCAATTGGGGTCATCGGTGGATCATGGTCGGTAATTGCGAACACGGCCATTACTATCGATTGGTTTGCAATCGGAAATCTCTAAGGGGAGATATGCAAATCCACGTACATATTGATCTTGCTCCTGGCGATGAGTATACCATGACAAGCAACGAAGCGGCTGAGGCTGTTTTAAAGGCATTAGGCGCAGATGAGTCGAAAGATCACTGCGACGTTACGGCAGTTGCGAGCGGATCAGCCGGAACTGCACCTGCTGTACCTGTTGTTTAAATAAAATGGTTCTTTGTGATGCTTAAGACGTTTAAGTATCTCGTACAGCCGGTATTACTGGATCTTAATGATGAAGGCGAACCTTTTCGTGAGATTCCTGGTGAAGTTGCGTCCTTGTTCAATCGTGAACAGATTGAAGAGTTCATCTCAAATGTAGAGAATAGAGTTGCAGAAGCAAATCTAAATGGTGGACTTGAATTTCTTGTGAACGGTAAAAGTTAGTGGCTGTTGTTTCAATAGTCGGGACGTTCAACGTTGGCACAATGGTTGTCGGCCAGCAAGGTGCTGCTTATGTTGATGCTGTGACGGTCAGCGTAAAGCTGACACCCGACGGATATGAGCAAACATTTAGTTACATTCCAGTGTATACGCCGTTATATAGGGCAACGTTCCGGTTCGGGCCGTTTTAGGAGATAGGATGAGAATTGAGACAATTGTAAGACGGTACTTAAAGGAGCGTGATGCGATACCGGAATTTGGAGAGCATCGCGTGCTAAGGAATTGGGTGCTTGAAGACGGTGCCTTGATGGATATGGCAAATTACGGCAGATTGCTAAAACTACTGCCGGATAAGATTGTCAATAATTTGGAGAAAGCACGATTAGAACGAGCTGGTGTAGGACCGATCTTACGAGCAGGACTAGGGTTCCAAGAAACTCTGAGCAGCGTAATTGTCGATGGTACGGCAATTGCTTCATCTGCCGCAGAAGCACGGTTAGTTCCAGCATTAGCACTACCAGCGAACTATCTCGCTCCCGGTGGTTTACCTGGACGTACACTCAGAATGACGGTTCGCGGTCGTGCTACAACACTGACAACTGCTGCAACTATGACATTTAGATGGCGTGATGGTGCAACTGATGTATTTACTAATACACTGGCAGCCAGTGGCGCTTTAACGATGGATGCAACAATCCAGACAGCGACAATGTGGAAGTTAGCAGCAGATTTGGTTGTTCGTTCTGTGGGCAGTGCAGGAACAGTATTCGTCATGGGCGATGCTGAAATGAGTGCAGCAGCGTTTACGCTTGCTAACGCAACTGCGAGCTTTATGGGAAGCGCAGGAAGTGCAACGCCGGCGACAGTAACACTTGATACCACAGCAGTTCATTACTTCAACTGGACTGGTAACTGGTCGTTAGCAACGGCTTATTCTATCCAGGCACATCAAGCGATCTTTGAAGCAATGAACTGAACTATGCCGCTGACGTATCGCGGATTAGTTGAGGAAACGCCACTAGACTTTATCCGTCAGCTTTGGACGGGTAATGTCGAGGAAATCCCTCGTAGACGGATCATCCGTACTGCGGTTGTTACCGACGAACCGTTTACTGAATCTGTCGATACAAACTGGTGGCCTGTCTCGTCAGGGTCGGCAAGCGATGTAAGTGGTACAAGTCACGTAAACTTTAGTTGCACGCTTAACAGACCTGTCGCTTACGGTGATGTTATCATCGTGGGTCTTACGCATGGCGGTACTTTCTTTAACCCAACAAGAGATAGTTTTTCGGATAACCTTGGTAATACGTATGTAGTGCCTTTTAACGCATATTCGTTCGATGCCACAACGAACCAATCACTCTCATGGGCATTCTGCATCGTAACAAATCCGGGCACTCCAACGATCACAGGGTTCTCTTCGTCAGCTATGGCAAAGAATGGCATTGTAGCCGTGGCTTACAGATCATCCACAGGTATGGCAGCATTTAGCGACAGTGCGATCATCTCATCAGATCCACAAGTTACCGTTGCAGGCACGAACAACATTCAGCCTCACGGCGTAGGAACGTCGCCTTTCGATCTTGTAGTGATTATTGCAGTCGATGCATCAGCAGCCGCGCCAGTCTTTAGTGACGGTACTGTAGCGAACCTTGATATCTCAACGTCTGTCAATGGCGCATCAATGGCGATGGCTAGCATTGTTCAAGCAGAGCAACCGCCGTTATGGCCAACGACAAAGATTGTCGATACATGGAATAGAGCTGCTGCTGTTTCACCACCTGGACCTTATTGGTTCACTCCTGGCTTTCCAGGTGAAACTGGTGCATTAAGTTCATCAGGCTCACCTGACTTCAGTGCATCACTTTTTAGTGGCAGTTCTGCGGTAGCTGCATGGGGCGGTTCGGCTTTTGGTACTGACATTGAAGCGTTTGTTGATGCTCATGTGCAGCCTGGTGTTGGCAACGGTGTTTACCTTATTATGGCTAACGTAGCTAGCCCAACCACAGGCTACGCTACGTGGATTGATAATACTGGAACTCTTTACATCTACGATGAGACGACTGTTGAGACACAAATCTACAGCATAGCTACTGGATGGACACCTGCGAACGACGATAGTTATATGCTTCGTTATATTAATGGCGATTTCCACTACTATGCAAAGAAAGTCGGTGACGTACAGTTTACCGAGCTACCGTGTTACTTCCATGATACTCGTTATGCTGGTCCGTGGTATCTAGGTTGCGGTGGTGACTTCTCAGGATTTAGACTGCGCAATTTCGGTTGTGGGAATTATGATGGAAACAGTTACCGCAGTGCTCCCGCGATAACAGATAATGCAACTGGCTCACGGTATCTAGCTGGAACAATTGCGATTAAACAGGCTGTTCTTGAAGGTGCAGCAAATATTACGTTAACTCCTAACAGCGTAGAAACGTACGCTTACACTGCAAGCCTGTTTGGTCCTTTAGGATCACCAATTCATGACGACTTTAACAAGGTTGATGACGGTCCTGGTGTTGGTTGGGTTAGTCCATATAGCTACGGCTCATTCCCCGCAACTATTCGTAGCGGTAAACTCTCAAATCAGAACAGTTCAGGAAATATCGGTACAGCAGCGACAAAACCAGGTGGATCAATTGAGGCTTGGGGTGTCATTGGGGCGTTACCGGCGTCAGGGCAAGGAATGGAAATAGGAATTGTTCAGGATTCTATCGATGGTAAAGGTTTCGTTGCCCGATATAATCCCGGCACTCCAAATACAATCAGTCTTATCGAATACTTTGGTCCAACTTTCGCAGAGGTAACTGCTATTACAAATACGACGCTAACGCTTGCTGCCGGTGACAGACTCGGTGTTTCACACAATGGTAGTTTTGTGTGGACACTGTGGGTAAAGCAAGGTGCGGGAGCTTGGACTTCTTTAGGTACCTATACAGATACCGGATCTTATAATGGTCCGTGGCATCTGCTGACAGATCAAGACCCGACAACAGCGTCTTGGGATGCTGTTGGTTGGGGCAATGTCGCTTCTATAATTACCGATGCTGCAACTGTACCATTAGCTCTTACACCTTCCACAACAGATATTCATGAAATTTCCGACGCAAATACTGTAGTAGAAGCGCTTACACCATCTGGAACGGATTTACATGTCATCTCTGATGCCAATACTGTACCTGTGCTTATCAGTCCTAGTAGTGCTGATATTGCTCAGTTCGTGGACGCAGCGACTACTACTGTCGCTATCTCTCCTAGTGGTGTTGATAGTATTGTTGCTGTTGACAGCAATATTGTCACTGAAAAGCTAACTCCGTCCAGTTCAGACATTGCAGGCTTTGTCGATGCAAATACAGTAACTGAAGTATTAACGCCATCTAGCACGGATACCTATACACCTGGCGGGACTGGTTACGTTGATTCGGCCACTGTAACTAACGTACTCTCACCGTCCTCAACGGATATCCATGAGATTCCTGACTCGGCAACTGTGGGGGTTGTAATAACAGTAACCGGCGTCGATGTAGCAGCCTTTGTAGACGCAGCTACCGTGACTGAGACGATAACTCCGTCCGATACGGATATTCATGAGATTTTCGACGCTAATACTGTTTCTGTGGCTATCAGTCCTAGTACGACTGACGTTGCGATCTTCGTAGATGCCAATACTGTGCCTGTTTTGCTGACTACAAGCAGCACGGATATCCTTGCAGGAGTGGATTCTAGTACCGTAACTGAGACAATTACGCCATCTAGCACTGACATTGCCGCCTTTATTGACGCGAATACCGCACCATTGGCGATATCGCCATCCGGTTCTGATGTATATTCTACGGCTGGAGCGGATTCTGCGACGATTCCAATGGTTATATCGCCATCGTCAGTGGATATTTCGCAATTTTTGGATGCAAATACGGTCACCGAAATTATTACAGTATCCAGTACGGATACCTTCGTAGGAGTCGATAGTGCGACTATTCCGGTCACTTTGGCACCTAGCGGTAACGATATTGCTCAATTTGTTGATTCTAATACTGTTGGTCTGGCTGTTTTACCTAGTAGCACCGATATTCGGATTATCAGCGATTCTGCTACCGTAGGGCTTATAATCTCAACATCCAGTACGGATACGGCTCAGTTCGTAGATGCAGCTACCGTAACTGAGGTTCTAACGCCATCCAGCACGGATACCTTGGTAAGCGTGGGTGATTTTGCTACCGTGCCTGTAACGATTACACCGTCTGAGGTTGATATCCTTGCAGGCGTCGATTCCTCAACGGCTGTGGTGGTTTTGACTACATCAGGTGCGGATATAGCAGGCTATATCGACACAAATACGGTAACTAACGTATTGACGCCATCGAGCGTAGACATTCGTGAACGCACGGACGCAGCTACAGTGACACTGGCGCTAAATCCGTCCGTGGCAGACATTTCCCAATTTGTAGATACAGCAACTATTTCGCTACAGTTGACACCGCAATCAACTGATGTTGCTGCGTTTGCTGATTTGGGTGCAGTAAACGTCCTGATTGGGGTGTCTGCCACAGACGGATTGACGCATGTAGATGCAACTATCGCAAACTTGACGCTTACTGTCACATATGTTGAACAGTATGGTTTTGGCGATTTTTCGACCATTCCAATGTTGTTATCGCCTAGCGCAACTGAACAATTTTCGACGATCTATCTCGATGCTGCGACTGCCTACGAAAGGTTAACTCCATCGGTTAGCGAAGCTGGTGCAGTGGCCGATGCAGCGACGGTATATCTGTATTTGACTCCACAGGCGATAACATTCGCATTCTCGTTCCAGCTTTCGGGTATAGCGTATCGCCACTGGCTAGCACAAGGGAATCGGCATTATAGTACTACAGCGTATGGAAGGTACAAAGGCATTGCGCGTGATGTAATGTATACGGTTCAGGCCGTCTACAGACGTGCGAAAGCAAAGGTGAGCCATGCCTGAGAACATTGCGATCCCTATGGGATCAATTGAGAATATCATCGTTGATGTGAAAGATTCGTTGGGCATTCTAACGGATCTTGGGCCGTCCGGCGTCAAGTATGATATTCGCAAGGAGGATACAATTACGTGGATTGTGCAGGGAGTGACTGCTGTAGTCAATCTAATGCGAGTATACTGTCTCGTGGATACGACTTTATCAGCCTATGCTACGCAATCTGCGAGTTATGAATTATTCATTACGTTCAATAATCTACCCGAAAAACCAAGATTAGGCCCGTTTGAGTTTGATGTTAACTTGTGAACAGTTACGATCCAGATGAAATTCTCAAAAAGATGCGTAAGGACGCGGATTCCGACTGGCCTGAACGACTCCTTAAGGCTATTGAGAATGTTCAATTGTTGACTGACGAAAAGAGAATTGATTCTGCAAGAAAGAACGAACATCCACTTACGGAGACTGAGTTGAACGTGTTACGCTGTGCGTCTGTTGGTTTGACGTATAGAATGACAGCAGACATAACTGATCGTTCGCTTGCAACAGTCCAAACGCATGCTAAGGGAGCGATTTTCAAGCTTAAAGCAAAGAATATGACTCATGCGGTCAGTATTGCTTTGCGTAAAGGATTAATCAATTGAGAGTGGAACCGAATATTAGTCGTGAGATGTTGTTCAAGCAGCTTGAGTATGAGCCGCATGGGCAAGAACAGTGGAATGCTCATAGAGCAACACAACGATTCAGAACGATATGTGCAGGGAGGCGTTTTGGAAAGTCTCAATGGGCAGGACACGAACTCACCTACAAGATGTTTGTTCCTCATTCGATTAATTGGGTGGTTGGACCCGATTATGGCCTCGGTGAAAAGGAATTCAGAGTTTGTTACCTCGACTTCCAAAAGTTGGGTCTTCTGTCCCGTTGTAGTAAGTCCTACAATGTTAAACAGGGAAATATGCGTATCTACTTCAAAGATTTGGACAGTCTTTTAGAAGTCAAGAGCGCAGAACGTAAGGACAGTCTCGTTGGCGAGGGTCTAGATCATGTGTGCATGAGTGAAGCTGCAAAGCACCAAATGTCTACGTGGGATATGTACATTCAACCAGCTATTACTGATAAACAAGGCAGTGCTGACTTCCCATCTACTCCTGACGGATTCAATTGGTTCAAAGGTATGTATGAGTTAGGACAATCCCCTAGAGAGGATCTAGACGATTATGTCTCCTGGCGATTTCCTACCTGGGTCAACAGAAAGATGTATCCAGGTGGTTGGGACATTACCTGCCCTAACATTGTTACCAACGATTCTGGACAAATGCTTCATAAATCTCGAATTGCATCAGCCGGTAGCTGCACCTGTAATGGAGAACTCGTCAGAGTCTTCAACAACTCAACTCCAACATTCTGGCTACAAGAATACTGTGCAGAATTCACAGCCTTTGAGGGAATGATTTACCCAGAGTTTAACGAAATGCAGCATGTACGCGATTTTCCATATAATCCTATGTGGAAGAATTGGTTGACAATCGATTTTGGATTTGTTGATCCATTCGTTTGTCTGGACATTATGGTCGATCCAGAGGATCGAGTATGGATATGGAGAGAATATTTCGTTACTTCTAGAACGAATCAAGAGCATGCTCAGGTTCTTAGAAATAGGGAGCAGCCTAATGGTTACCACGTTGATGCTGTTGCTGCTGATCCCCGCGATCCTGATGGTATTGCTACCGTATCATGGGGTGTTGGCGCTGTCACTGCTAACGTTGTTGATAGGACTGCTGGTTATGAGTCGGTTCGGAGAGCGTTGAAAGTACGCGAAGACGGATTACCAGGATTAATCATTCATCCTCGTTGTACTGAGCTTATCCGCCAAATGAAGATTTTGCGCTATGCAATGAGTAGAGAAGGTCACAACTCAAAGCAAGTGCAGCATGATTACGATGACCACGGCCCTGATGCTCTACGTTACTTCTTTAACGAATATTTCGTGCTTGGGAGAAACATGAGTCTAGCAGACCTGTATAATCGCGTCGGTAATGGAACTGAGGCAGATACGTTCTTTACCTATCATGGTGGGATTAAACTTGATAGTTCTATTCCACGATGGTAGTGGCCTCAGATGGCATTACGAGATAGACTTAACAAGGCTTTAAAGCCTAAAGATAGCACTCCTACGCGCCAGATTACTGGCACGTCTTATACTTCTACGGGTGCTATCGATTCTCCTAAGCCTGCGTCGATGCAGGAACTTGGGTCCAATAAAGCCGTTCAGATTGTTGACCCTGTTCCTCAGCTAGCAACGGCAGCAGTTGCATTACGCACGTATACTGCAATGGTGCGTGATGATGCGTCTGTACGCGTAAGTCTCAGGGCTGGCAAAGCTCCGGTATTGGGCGCAGAATGGTACATCGATCCATATGGTTCTGATCCACTCGACGCAATAGTCTCTGAGTTCGTAGAGTTTAATCTGTTTGGCGGAATGACGACACCATGGATTAAAACTCTTGAACAGGTACTAAAGATGTTTGAGTTTGGTTTCTCCGTCTTTGAGCCTGTATGGGAACTTAGAGAATGGGCACCACGGAAGTCAGCTAGCGGAGCTAACCGTAAGACGTACACTATGCTGCGTAAACTTGCAAACAGGCCACCTTCGACAATTGTTAGATTTAACTATGATGATAACGGTGGTCCCGTCAGTGTCGATCATAATGCGGTTCAGGCAGACGGAGCAAATAAAAGGGTCAACATCCCAATTGAGAAATTACTCGTCTTTACATTTGACCAGGACGGTGGAGACTTAACGGGTAATAGCATCCTGCGTAGTGCATATCGCAACTGGTATTACAAAGATCATCTTTATAAAATCGATGGCATCCAAAAAGAACGACACGGCATCGGGATTCCAGATATTGAGGTACAGCCTGGTGCTAGCGAAGACGACAAGAAGGCTGCCATCGAAATGGGTCAAAATCTCAGGACGAACGAAAAAGCGTATGTTGTTCGTCCGACGACAATCACAGTGAATTTCCTAAAGCTAGAAGGCCACGTCGTAGAACCACTCCGCAGTGCGGAGCATCACGATACCATGATTATGAAGAACATCATGGTACAGTTCTTGAATCTAGGAACTGGCGTTGAATCGAGTGGTGGTGGCCGAGCAACAGGCGCAACTAGCATGGATATGTTCATGAAAGCGATGCGCCATATTGCAAACTCAATTGCTGATAGCATTAATCTGTATCTGATCCCTAACCTCGTTGCATACAACTTCCCCACGGATCGTTTCCCTCAACTTAAGGTAAGAGGTGTGGGTGAAGCAAAAGACCTACAGATGTGGGCTGCTGCAATGAGGAATCTTTTGCAGAGCGATGCTATCACAGTTGATGAACCTACAGAGCAGTGGATTCGTCAACAGATGGATATGCCAAGATTGACAACTCCATACTTACCTATTACTGAGCGGCCAGAGCAAATTCAAGAACAAGGTAGCCCTGCTGACTTCGGTGCTGCAAGAGGACAAACGACAGGGCCAGCAGTCAACAGTAAGACTGGTCCACAAGATACGAGTAAAAATGGAGGTGCTGGTAACGTAGGCAAATCGCCTAGTAGCGGTGCGACATGAAATGTGAAAGTATAGAAGATTGCGATAGAATCCTAGAAGGATTCTCTGAACTGTTAGTAGATGATGATCTTAACGAAACTGATCGCAAGAAACTGATGAAGAAAGTAGACTTTTATTTGGACATTAGACTTGATTTCATGATCCTTGCAGGAGCTACATCACCTGAATTAGAGTTAATCAATGGCTAAGCCTAAAGGACTTTACAAAATTGCTTATCGGCCAAAACAAGCGCCGAATAGCTCTAAGCCATACTGCATCTATAACATCGAAACTGGTGACATTAACGGGCGATGGCACGCAACAAGAGCAGAGGCATTGCAGCAGCTTAAGGCAATGTATGTCAATATGGGTAGCAAGGCGGTGAAGATGAACAGCGAGAAAAGCTACCTTATTCCACTTAAGGAGTTTGCCGATGTAGGAAAGCTTAAGTGGATCAACAGGAACGAGATGTGGGTGCAGCAGTATCCATTTGATACGTGGACGCATCCATACTTCTCGGATACGACTATCGGCCCTGATGAAGCCAAGAGGCTTAAGGAAAGCTTTGATAGTAACATCAAGGGTCAGAAGATTTATGCCGATTACGAACATGGCCAAGATCCCGCTAAAGGTAAGAAAGCAAGCGGTGATATCGTCGAGCTTAAGGTTGTTGAGAACCCTTACGACATTTTCTCACAACCTGGCCTGTGGGCGCGTGTGAAGTTTACCGATGTTGCAAAGCACGAAATTGAGGAAGGGGAATGGAACTATTGGTCTACGTCTCATTGGGATAGTTGGACGCATCCACAAACTAACGAGACGCATGAGCTAGTTTATGACGGGGGTGGCTTAACGAACAAACCACACGTCAAAGGCATGGTTCCGCTTAATTTCTCTGAACTCGGTTACTCAGATGAGGAAGCAAAGCAATTTGCTGTCTGGACTACAGCTTACATGAATGATCTTCCAGACAGTTCATTCCTTTATATCGAGCCTGGTGGAAAGAAAGATAGTGGCGGTAAGACAATGCCTCGCTCGAAAAGGCATCTTCCCGTTAAGGATGCAAATGGGAAGATCGATCTGCCTCATCTGCGTAATGCTATTGCAAGAGCACCACAGACAACTAGCATTCCTATGGCTATTCGCAAGAGAGTACAAGCGAGAGCACAACGGATGCTAGGCTCTAAGAACAATGCAGAGGCAGAAGCAATCTTAGAGCTTCCACTCGATGAGGAGCCTATGACTGACGAAACAACAGAAACAGAAGAGGGTACTGATGAAGGCAACGATAACGACACCGGAGAGTCAACTGAGGAAGCCGGTGAATCAGGGGATCAAGAGGAATCTGATGAAGAAGGCGAGAACGTGGAAGGTGGTGAAAGTGAGGTGGCCCTAGATAAAGAGCTTCGTGAAAAGCTTGGCTTAAGTGCTGACACTGATCTCGTTGCTCATGTTGCTCAGATGAACGACGAGCTTGCACCAATGCGTGAAGCTCTTAAGGCACATGGTGAGAAGAAGGATTTTGCAGAGTTGTTCCCTCAGCAGTACAAAGAGATGGAGCGGCTCATGGCAGAGTCTAGGGAAAGTGCTGCAAAGAAGTTCTCTGAGTCATTTAAAGAAACTCGCCTCACTCGCAAGGACGGCGAGAATGACGAGCCTACGACTCTTGGATATAGTGGGCTTGTTATTCAGAAGATCGAAGAGACTGCAAAGAAGTTCTCTGAGGGCGATGTTACTGTAGATGACTTCAAGGATGTTCTCGATACCATCGCCAAGAATGGTATCGTTGACTATGGCAATACGGGGTCGTCCAAGGATGACGAGAGATTCTTCAACGAGGTTGATGAGGTTAAGCCCGGTAATATTGCCGAGGTTCGCAAGCAGTTTGCGGAGAAGGTTACCGGCATCATGCAGGAAGACGAGGTTGATCGTTTAACCGCAGTTAAACTTGCTGCTGATAAATATCCGAAGCTTGCGGAAGCATATCAGTCGGCAGGAATGGGATGAACCCTGAACGTTACATGGAGTCCGGTAGTGGCAATGCGGTAGATTATCGCGTTGGCAAGGATACATCTGGGCCTCCTAATAACTGGCGTAGACCAACACCACCGCCAGGTGAAGATGGCACTGTACCTGATCTTAGATTCACAGTTACAGATCAGGTAGACGTAGCGACGGGACCGGGTGTATTATTGCCTTTGTATCCGTCAACATTCGACATTCCCGATAGTCAGTGGGGGTGAAATAAATAGATGCCTGCTAGTATGAACCCTGATATGGCGAAAGGCAAAAACGCTACTAGCTCAATCACGAAAAAGCGTTTTGTCAAGCTTGATCCGAATGCAGCCGATCAGGAATCTGTGTTACAGTGCAATACTGCTGGTGAAGCTGCTTATGGCGTTTCGCTGTTTAGTTGTTCGGTCGCGGAAGCGACGAGAGGAAAGGGCGTTAGCGTTATTACTGATGGTCGCGCTGTTGTGGAAGCTGGTGGTACGGTCAACATTGGGCAATTAGTGACGACCGACGTGAACGGAAGGGCTGTTGTTGCTGCCACTGGTAACTACATCATCGGTATGTGCGATGAGAACGGTGGCGGCGGAACGGGAACTGAGCTTGGCATCATGTTATTCGTTGCCGCTGGTAAGGCGTGATGATGAATGTATGATCCTGGCGCATTATATGTCGATCCAATCTTAACTCAGTTAAGCGTCGGATTTGCAGCAGAACAGACTTACTGGCCTCAGCTTGCACCTGAGACACCAGTAAGGACGCAATCAGGACGTTTTCGCATCTTTGATCGTTCTGATTGGTTGATTCATCGTTCACGCCGTGAGCCTGGTACTCAGGCTAACCGTGTTGGACAGAAGAAGTGGAGTGAGGATACGTTCCGCACTCAGGAGCATTCTCTTGAAGCTGAGATTTATGATGAAGAGCGGCAAGAGCTTGTTTCGCAGGGTGGACTTGCTGATCCGGTGTTTGGTGGAGGATTGCAAATCGATCCTGAAGCTGATGCAACTGAGTATGTTACTCGTTCCATCGATCTTGAGCATGAACAGAAGGTTGCTAACCTCTTCCGTAACACTGCCAACTATCCTGCCAACCACACTGTTACGTTGACTTCTGGTGCAACTGGTACTCAGTGGAGCAACTATGCATTAGCAACTGCTGGCGTTCCTTCAACTGCATACTCCAACCCTGTAAACGATCTTAAGCTGGCAATGCAAAGGTTACGGCTTGATGCTGGTCGCTGGCCCAATACGTTCCTGATTCCATTTGATGCCGTTGGTATCATTGAGAACCACCCGATCATGGTTGCACGTTTCCAGTACACAGCCGTTACCGATCCTAACGCATGGAAAGCAATGCTAGGACTTCCTGCGGAAGCAACTGATAACCTCAATATCATTGTTGCCGACAGCAAGTTCAACTCTGCCGATAACGTTGATTTGGTTGAAAACATCCAGTCGTTCTGGGGAACTGATTGTTGGTTGGGGTTAGTTGATCCTCAGCCTGGTCAGAAGACTAAGACGTTCTCTAAGACTTTCGCGCAGGTTTATCCTTCTGGCGATACTGGCCCTGTGGATCGTTACAGGGAAGAGAATCGTAAGACGGATATCATCCGTAAGTCTTACAAGTACGATATCAAGGTCATTTCTCCTACTGCTGGTTACCTGTTCAAGACTGCTGTAGCGGCGGTGAGCTAAATGGCTGATGAGACATATTACGCTTGGTCCTTTATCAAAGTTGCAGATAAAGATGGTAATATCGAGAGAATCAAGCCTGGAACTGAAGTAACTGAGGAATCTCTCGGTACAACTGATGAGCATTGGGACGAGTTACTTGAGTCAGGTGCAGTACGCTCAAGTGAGTGGCCTGGTGGTCTTAGTCCTGATAACCCCAACGCTTACTCTCCGAACGAATATCGTTTGATGAAGCTGCGTCAAGACAGAGAGAAGTTAGAAGAAGAGATGGCAGGTGTTGGTGGTGAACAGCCTACTCCTGCTGGTACTACCACTAGCAGCAGTGCTAGTTCTTCTAGCGAACCGAAGTAGCCGTGGCGGATACAGAGCTACTAGCAAGTTTAAACGACGTAAACGGGTGGCTTACAGAAGATAAGCTAGAAGCCACTGGTGCTAATTCTGCGCAAGCTCAGATAGAAGCGTGGAGATTGATCCGTGGACAACTTGCTAGTAGCTTTACGCCAGTTACGTTGGCTGGTTGGGTTGATCCTAATAGCACACCCGATCTTATCAGAGGAATCGCTGGCAGGCTAATCGCAGCTTATATTTATAGAGCAGTCTATTCAGAAGAAAGTGACACAGTAGTTCCTGCGTATGCACAGTTGCTCTATAATGAAGCGATTAGCATGCTAGCTGACATTCGCGCCGGCAATCTGACTGTGGTGGATGTGAACGGTAATCCCATAGCTGGTGGTGCTGGCTTTACTAACACTGACTTCTATCCGAATAATAGTACAACTCCACCATATTTCACGATGGATCAAATCTTTGGCTGATGAATTCGTAGTTCTCGATAATGGTGAAACTCTGGTTACTGGCGAGTGGATGCCACCGCCAGAAGATTTAGCTGCAAGATTAATTGCGTTATCTAACTCCTTAAACAATCTAATGCCATTAATGTTAAAGGCAAAGACCGTAGCTGTAGAGTCAACAAAAGAACATTTCAAGAACCAGCAAGATCCACAGGGAGTAGATTGGGTGCCTTTAACTGATAAGTGGCTTGAAGATCCTCGTAAAGCTGGAAGTGAGTATCCGACACTGATTCTGCGAATGACTGGTGCTGGCGCAACAGCAGCTACAAGCGAAGAAGCATATGTAATCACTGATAACGAGATATGGTTCAATCCTGGTGCTGTACCCGAATACATGATTTACCATCAATTTGGTAAAGGCGGAGAACATCTTCAATCTGCGTTGCAAGCCATACGTGAATCACGACCATTTACTCAACAAGAACAGCAAGCACTAGCAAGTGCAGGGCCAGGACAGTCACTTCCACAGCGAGAGTGGCTTGGACTCAGTTCAATCGATATTGCTATCTTTGAGGATATCGCTAATGAGTGGTTTGAAGAAAACATCAATATGGTCTTCCCGCCCGTTGGTGGTATTGTTGGTGAGTTTGGCAGTAATGTACTCGGAACATTTCCAATTGTCGGTTACACGAAACGTGGTCAACCACTCTTGAGAACCCCACAAGGCATACGGTTCGGTAGAATGTAATAATGCCAGTTGTAACTACACCCACAACTATCACAAGGCCGGAAGAACTGGTAGAATTTCTTGCGGAATATTTAGATCAACCATCATTTGGATTTGCATATATCGCAAAGTACGATGAAAAGCTTATCCCTAACTATCCGGCTGTTCATATCCAGGCAGCGAACTTCGATAAGACGCTGCATACAACAAACCAGTTCCTTATCGGACTTCGCGCCATGATTCATGTTATGCACGCAAATATGAATCACGATAGACAGACGCGAAACTATGAGGATTTGGTACTCGCTACACAGGTCGTGAATTACCTAGAAGGTGATATGACTATCGGTGGTCATGTAATTTACGGCTTTGTGGAAAATGAAGTACCAGGTGTGTTACCACCAAGAGTAACAAAGGGAGAAGCAATCATCAGTACACAACTGAGTTGGATGGGAATAGCTCTACGGAGGTTCAAATAAATGGGTTATACTTTGAAAGTAGAGCATCCTCATTTTTCACCTGAAACCGTTTTTGCGATTTCCAGCTTAGGAGCTGCTAAAAACGGCGAAACGGTGGAAGTTAGTGAGGAATCAGAAAGACTCTTTATGACTGAAAGAGGTATCCCGGTTGAGGATGCTTACAAAGATGATCCGCTAGTTACAGTAAGTGGATCAAGTGCACTCGATCAAGAAGAAATCGATGCATTAACAACGGTCGTACCAGTTGAAGAAGAAGCAGAAACAGCCCAAACCGCAGAAACAGAAACACAAGCAATATCAGAGCAAGCCCAAGAAGAAGCGACCCAAATCATCCCTCCTAGTGATACAGGAGGTGAAAGCTCCTAATGGCTAATGCCGATATTGGTGCTAACAATGCTGTATGGGTCGGCCTAGAGACTACTTACGGTACTCCGGTCGATCCAAGTGCAGCAGGTGTCGGTGTATGGATGCCGATTCTCGATGAGGCATTAATTTACCAAGAGACAAAGTATTATTCTCCACAGATTCGTCAGCAGGCGATGGCATCAAGTGTTGTTCCTGCACCGTATCATGTTGAGGGTCCGATTCATTTTGAAGTTGATGCAAATTACATGCCTTATTTGCTTTATGCAAGCAGACACGCGGTTACTAAAACTGGCGCAACTGCACCATATACCTATTCTGCTGTTCCAGTAGGAAATGGTGCAACATATCCAGGTGGTACCGCGAGAGGCATGACAATCGTTGTTGTTCGTAACGGCGTCACGTTCATGTACAGCGGTTGTGTTGTTACGCAGTATAGTTTTACATTGAACACTGGCGTTCTGGAGTGCACTGCAACTGTTATCGGTCTTGCAGAAGCAAACACAACTGGCGCTGTAACTCCGACCTGGATCGATGCTGAATTATTTGGTGCTGACGCTCATCAAATTGCAGTTGATACAGCAGGGCTAACGCCTGCATTCTCAACTCCGAGCGTCAACTTTGATGGTTGGACGCTCGATATTAACCACAACGGTTTAGCACAGAATAGAATCACTCCCAGTCGCGCGGCTACATTTGTTAAATATGGTGAGACGGATGTGACGATTACTACAACACTCGATTTCCTTGATAAAACTGAATACAACAACTTCAAGAATAGCACATTACGTGCAATCCAGCTTACAAGCACACGTCCTGGTGGTACTGGTGCTACCTTCACCGCTGCAACTGAAGCTGTGAGATTTACACAGTATCGTACTGCGTATGATGCATATACAGTCGATACGAGAGCTATTGCTGATCTAGTGTCTGCTGCGGTTACGATGCGGGCACTCACTATTTCGGGTGGTAGCGGTTATAAGATCGAGTGCAAATCGCCTGCTAACGTCTCCTAGTAGAGATGTACTGTAAGGAGAGAGAATGCCTGTCGTTACCATTGATCCTGCTGCGGTTGAGCGGTTTGAGCTAAAAACTGCTCCCGCTAATCCAAACGATCCGACAGACGAAAACGGTTGGGTGCAGCTTCGTGCGCTACCATATGGCATGAAGCTCACTCGCCGTGATAAGGCTACTCGTATGAGTATGCGTACTCAGCAGCCTCAACGTGGAAAGCAGGTAACTGAGCAGGATGTTGTAACTGAGTTCGAGAATTACAGTGAATGGCAAGCTCAATACGATTTCTCGTACTGCATTGTAGATCATAACCTTACGGATGCAAATAAGAATAAGCTAAATTTTAGCAATCCAATGTCACTTAAGCTTCTTGATCCAAGAGTCGGTTCTGAAATTGAAAGACTCATTAACTCCTTAAACGAAGAAGAGGATGAGTTGATGTTGGAGGATTTTCCACAATCGTCGAATATATTATCTTCGAACGGACAGAGCGACTTGAGCAAGGAAGAATCGTCAGAAACAGAGATGGAAACGTTCTAAGAGATGCTGTTGGATTACCTCAGTTAATTCCATATGACGAATCCCTTGTCAATTTAGCATATGAGTGGATCAGGATAACTTCTTTATGCGCGCGGCTCAATGTCCTCCCGGCTGTGGGTGGTGTAAAAGACCAAGACCCGCGCGATTTAAATAAGTTGCAAATTGTGTTAAGTGCGTTAGATAAGAAGCAAGAAGCAGATATGGAAGCAAAAAGTAAGGCTAAATCGTAATGGCTAGCGCATATGAATTAATGCTTGTTCTTCGTGGACGCAACTACTTGTCTAATGATCTTAGACGAGTAAGCGCGGATATGAACCGTCTGCAAGCTCAGCAGTTGAGTACAGCTCGGCTTTCAAGAGCAGAACAAGAAAGATTGAGTCAAGTAATTCAGCGAAGAAATGACTTACGTGCGCTTGAAGCCAAGGTTGTAGCTGTTGAGCACTTAGGTCGAGCTTTTCAAACAGTTGGTTTCTTTGCAACTGCTGCGTTTGGAGCAGCGGCTTATGCTGCTGCAAAATTCCAAACTGAGTCAGTAATGGCTGCAACTCAGGCAATTACTGCTGGTCATGGCGGGATACGCGAGGTACTACGAAGTGGGCAAGCTATTAGTGGAAATATTACTAGTCTGCTTGCTAGTGGTGGTGCTGTTGCATCACCTACTGAGTATCAAAAAGCAGCTTACGACATTCTCTCCGGCATTCCGCAGATTCATGGTTCCAGTTTACAACGTGTAAAACAGGCTTCATCGCTTATTAGAGAGCTTAATCAAGTTGCTAAAGCAAACTATGGGCTTGTAGATTTCAACGGTGTGACACAGGCTGCAATTACTCTTGTCGATACATTTCATGTTAGTCTTAGAAATTTGCCTCAAGCATTCGATAATGTTCAAGCTGCTGTAAACCGCGGTCGATTAACGATGGGACAATATGTTGAAGGATTGAATGTTACTGCTCCTGCTGCAAAACAAGCGGGGTATAACCTTCAGCAAATGGATGCAACTATTTCCTTCTTATCCACTAAATTCCCTAATTACACTCGTGCAGCTATTGGGTATGCACGTCTGCTTGATGTTCTTCAAAATCCGAAGTTCATCGCAGCAGTTCGTGCACAAGGTGTTCAAATAACTGATATCACTGGAAAACATCTGCTTCCATTTGAAACTGTTATTGAAAGATTGGTTAAACGTTGGCCTCAGCTTGCACATGGTGGTACATTTGCAGCTAACTTTATTAAACAAATGTCTGGAGCAACTGGTGCTATACAGGCGAGACGTGCACTAACTGTAAGTGCGCAAGATACACAGGGATTAAACGAGTTTTCCAGAGAGCTTATCAGACTTGCACCAGGTCTAGTTAACTCACAAGCCAAGGTAGCTGATGCGAGTGCACAAGTAAAGTGGAAAGAATTTATAAATCAACTTCATGCGGTTGTGCTTGAAATTGGTACAGGCGCAATACCTGTTTTTAAAGCAATGTTAGATCCTGTGATAAAAATAGTAAATTGGTTTAACAAATTAGACCCGTCCACTAGACACCTCGTTGGTACGATAGGTGCTGCTGTTGGAGCATTTATGCTTCTTAGCGGAACGATCGTAGTAGTACTGGGTTCGATTGCTAGAGCGATTATTTCTATTAGAGAAATAACTCTCGGACGAGGCGGTTTGCTGGCTGCTGAGGCTGGAACTGCTAAATGGGGGATGGCAACTAGACTCGGACTCATATCGGCATTGCTGATTGTTCTTCCGCTACTTATTAAATATCACACTCAAATCCTACATCTAACTGGCGGTCTTATAGGACTTCATGGAGCGTTAAGATTAGTTTCAGCTATAGTTGCTGTACTTACTTTTCGAAGTGTAATCACAGGTCTTGCAGGAGTTTCATCAGAGGCTATTGCTGCGAATACAGAATTAGGATTAGTACGGAGGAATCTTGCTCTTATTAATGGATATGTTGCAGTAGCAACAATCGTAATTATCTATCACAGACAGATTAAAGATTTCGTAAACAAAACTGCGGATAAATTATTTGGTTGGATTCCTGGCATGAAATGGGATCCGACAAGCCTAGAACGTCATATTCCTGGTTTAGCGTGGCTGCAAGATAAGTCCGCCGGTGTCATGAATATTCTTACATTTGGAACTGCGAGGGATTTGCAACGTCAAAAAGATTTAGCAAATGCTGTTGCAAATAGCATGGAAAGTCAGTCGGGAGATTTGGCAGCGAAAGTTCGCGCTGCGAGACAAAGAATTAGACGAGCAGCAGTGGGACCACGTGATCCTATTTCTGGCGGTGGTGGAGCACCGCCTGCACCATTTACTGATGCTGATGTTTTAGCAGCAGTTAAAAATATTGTTAAATTGGATAACTTAGCTACTCGTCATCCTTCTATTGAAAATTACAAGAAAGCGAATGCTGCGTTATCTGCGTTACAAGCAGAAGCATCTAAAGAACAGTTTTCAGCAGCACAGGATCTTATTTCGGCACTTGAATCACAAGACAAAGCTCATACAAAAAAGGCTGTCGATGAAGAAAAGAAACGTCAGAGGTTACTAGCAGCGGAGCGTAAAAAGGCGATGCAGCAAGCACGGCAAGAAATTACGCAAGCTGCACAATCATTGCAATCAAGTTATCAGCAGATGTATCAGCAAAATCAGGGTGCGTTTGGAACACTTTTCCAAGGTCCATTCATGCAAAGTGTTGCAGTTCAGGGAAGATTGCAATGGGGCGGCAAAATTACCGGACAGGATTTGTTGACGGATATCAAGTCGCAGGTCTTCCAGTTTAGAATGTGGCGTAATTTGATTAATAGGCTTGCAAAGGCTGGTGCGCCTCAAGAGCTTCTCAATCAAATTATGGCTGCTGGCCCTAGTACTATGCCAGAAGTTAGAGCACTATTAAGCCTAGGAAAAACCGATCTACGCAGTTACTTTAGAACATTTCAGCGAGGTCAAGAGCTTATTCAAGTGGCTACACGACAGGATCTTACTCGTCAATTAGGCCATTATCGCAAGTATGGTCAGAATATTGCGTTAGCGATTATTCAGGGATTACGTGATGAGCAAGTTCCAATGATTAATTACTTTGAAAAGCTCATTATGGATATGTTCCCAGGTTTAACGAAACGTGCTGGTGGAGAAGCTGCTATTTTAACACATGGTCGCGTTCGTGGGCATCCTCATCCTGCTAGCGCTGCACGAGTGGCTCATGCTAGAGGTCATACTGCAATTATTCCAACGCCTGAACAGAGATATAGCGGACCACATACTGTTCATTATCACGTTCATACGTCGCATGTCGATACTTCCACAGCATTGCGTAAGGCTCGTAACTTCCATAAGTCTACTTATGGAGGAGTGCATTAATGCTCAGTAAGTTTGAGTTTACTCCAAATACAGATGCAATGTCTACTGCGGTTCTTGCATGGGATATCGGTGATAACTCAGTTAATCAAATGCCCATCACGAACTTGCAGTTTGAATATACAAGAAGTAGTGTCAGACGACCAAAGATGGAGCACACAGGATCATGGCCTGGATTCAACAAGATAGACGAAATCCTGGTTCACGTGGATTTCGACATTATAGGAAGCACCACCGCAGACTTCAATGCCAGGAAGCGAACACTACAAAATTCATTCAGTCCAGCAAACAATCTTGCAGCTTTAATCGTCGAGAAGGTAGGCGATTTGAAGTTACGATTCGATGGTGATACAGAAGATATGACAGGGCCTGTAACACTTGATGGAGATGTTACTGTTCCTTACACAGGGCCAATGCTTGCAAGCTGTCAAATGACTCTTGTAATTTATCAGGGTTATATGAATGGCGTAACAACCACCACAAATGTGTATTATCCTCGTTAAATGGCTTTCAAAGTCAACCACAGGGATCATACCGGAACACTAATTCAAGCGTTCTTTCCCGAGGATCTACGTTTTACTCTAAATAAGAAAGACGTACACACATGCCAGTATGCTCGTTCTCATGCTGCTGGTGACATGGTGCCTTCTGGCGGTTTAGATGCCGTAGGTGCGTATCGTACAGACTTTGAGTTGATTTGGTTCGATCCGTCAACTCTGGCGGAAACGATCATAATGTCAGGAATGCACGTTCCTGCGCCTGAAGTTCATAAACAAGATGGCTTTACTACCATCTATGGCAAAGACTGGAAGCATTATCTCCAACGACGTCATTATCCATTTGATCCTTCTACTCCGACTGCTTACAATCATGGTACTCCACCACTAGGATACGCAATTTATTCAAATGCTGATGTTACTGTTCACGTCAAGAATATGCTCGATACGACACTTGCAATGGCAAATAGTCTCGCGCTCACGTATCCCACACTCGGGACTGCTGTGGGCATTCCGACAAACTTTCAGCTAGCATGGGCTGATACAACTGATATTCTTTCACTAATTAGCGGTCTGTCAGATGTAGCCCCCGGCTTTGATTACGAGATTCTCAATACGAAAGAATTTCGTATCTATGCACCGCACAAGTATGATCCTGCGAGTTGGAATACTCCATCAGTATGCAACTATACGTTCGATAGCACTAATCAAAACCTTATCACATCCGGGCCAGAGTATGTTAATAATGGCCCACAGGCGACACATTGGTTTGGATACGGTTCTGGCATTGGACAGAATAGTACACAAGTCGGTTGTGTGCTCGGTATGCCTGCTGCTGAGGCTGTTTACAGAAGACTTGATGAGTCTCAGAACTACGATCAGGTCAAGAGTAAGGCAGATATTCATTTACGGTCAATGAAAGATTTTGCCTGGGCTGCCAATCCTGCACATGATATTCGTTTTAGTGTGCAAGCTGAGCATATTGCAAACTTCTGGACATTGTTCCAGCCTGGTTATGCCATTTGGCTCGATAATGACTTGACTTCTCATCATATCCAGTCAGCACAAGAGATTGTTCAAATGGATTGTCAGGCTGATGGTCATGGTGGTTGTGAAGTCACTTTCGGACTGAATGAATTGTATGATCCCACGACTGCGGGGGTGAATGAGCCATAATGCAAGTCGTTCAAATTGATAGAGATTATCTAGAAACACTTACCAAACGCATTGCTTCATTGGAACGTCGAGTTAAACAGTTAGAGATGAATAGCACTCCGACTGTTCCTATCTACGATTCTGCAAATATGCCTAGTATTGGTGTTGAGGGGCAAATCGCTATCGCATGAGTCAGTTACAGCGTTATCGTAGCGGTGGTTGGGGCGCAATGTCCGACGCAGGAAGTTGGGTTTATTACGGTGGCGCGTGGCATAACCCCTGTAGTGGGCCTAAAACGTTGTATCACTACGAAGGTGGCTCATGGCAAGAGTTTCCGTGTCCTCCTGCTGCGATTCCTGATATTCAAATCGGAGCATTCCCGTCAGTCAATTCATTTAACCAAGCTGTTGCAGGACTTAAATCCGATGGTAGCGCAGTAACTTTAGCAGGAGATAAACTCCGTTATTTTACCGTATCTGTTGATACAAATCAAAATATTAGAGACTTTTCGTATTTCTTCCCATCATGGGATTACAGTACGATGTACGGATATCGTACAAACGGTGGAGCTTCTCCTACAACTATCAGCGATACTCGATTCTTGCAGATGGAAGGAGGTAATGCTGCTGGAGTTTATATAGAGTTTGATCTTACTCGCGGTGGTACGATTTCTGGTCCATTAGCGCCACTGTGGTTTGAATTTGAAATAGCTTCAGATGATAATTACCCAGGATTGATGTATGGCGCAAGCGGCCCAATACTTACAGCACCGATCGTTGAAGTTCATTACAGCGATGGTACAATAAACAAACTTTGTTTGCAATCAACCTATTTAGGCGGCAATCCAGATCATTGGTATGACCAGCTATTAAACTTTAGTTTTCCTTCTGGTCTGGGCGGTATATGGTCAAATCACACACACGATCTATGGAATGATATAGTTTGGAAAATTCCAGCGTCCGGGCAAGCTGGAGAATTGGTTTATAATGGTGGTCATCATGCATCTCCTGTCATTGGTACGGTGGGAGCAAGAGTTAATAAAATCAGAATTGGTATTGTTTACGACAATACATATTATGGTGGTCGAGTTAATTTTGGTGCAATGACTTTGGGAACTGCGTATGCTGCATACGATATTTTAAGTTATGCATGTCATTGGGACGGTTTACCGTGGCAGACTTTGACAGGCGGAGGGTTTGCAGAATACCCAAACAAGACACAATCTCCTGATCAGACAACTCACAAGAATTACGACATTAACGTTGTGGCAGGCTCATTTCCGTCTGGGGTTATGTATGAGTCTGGCCCTGATTTTATGAGTCTCGCTCAGAATTCGGGAATCACTAGTGGTGGACAAACAGTAGAACGTGTAGATATTCTTGATACGACTGGTCTTAGTGATTCAACATTAAGTGATTTTCATTTTATGCCACCGTTTGGTAATTCTGCACAGATTGTCTTGAACCGCTATGCTTATGCTATTACTGCTACTGTTGGTGCACAAACTTGGACACATATGCGGATGCAGTATACGGCGGCGGGTTTAAAATGTGTACGAGAACATCTTGAGGACCCTGATACCGCTACTCCATTTGCGAGCGCCGTTACGTTACATTTAATTAATCCCTCAACAGGCGCTTTAGTGAATGGTCTGAGATTCGCAACGGACTACCCAAACTACGGATCTAGCGGCAATTTGAGATATGCATATTTCTATGCTGGTTTTACTCCTAGCGGCAATAAAGTTTGGTGGTTTCGTATCGGATCTAGTAGTCCAGCTATTCCTTTTAATATGGAGTTAGCGACCATTAATCTAGATGGTACGGGTTATGCTATGGCTGTAATTGGTCATAACAGTAATGGCTCAGATTGGATGGCTTTTGATCCTCTTAATGAAGCTCATTTCTTCTACAGTGGTACAGATGGCGTAGCTGCCGGTGGAGTTGTTAAAGGATTTACAGATGGTGTAACCTCTACCATTATGCTTTATGATATTGCTGGAAGTGCTGATGGGCTTATTAAGTTCTGCCCTGATACATCCTACAAATCAGTTATGGGATTTTTTGAGAGTGGCAACTTTTATTGTGTAAGTTCTGACGGCTTAGAGCATATTACTCCAATCACTAACATTAACTCTCAAGTATCAACAATTGTTGGTTTTGGAACTACTGTTTCAGGCCCACATTGGTCATGGGCACCAAATGCTACTGTGACAAGCGGTTTAACTCTTCATGGTAAAATGGTATTTACACACAGTGAAAGTGCTGCTGACTACATATTTCTGTATGATTTTGATACTGGTGTAGTGTCAACGCTTTTTAACTCTTCCGTTCACACTCCTGTAGCACGCTTTTTTGGTCAAATCAGTTGGTTTCACGGATGGCAAGGTGAAAATCAGTATCAATAAGGAGAGAGTATGACTGAATGGTGGGAAACGGCTTATAAAGGTGGTGGGCCAGCTAGGCCAAAAGGGTTTCCGCGTCCATTATATCCGCCGGATGCACAAGGTTATCAGCCGTCAGATGATGGCCCGGACGTTGTTGCATACAAAAGGACTATCTCTAGGTTAGGACGTTGGCCGTGGCAAACATTCGACGACAGTTATAGCAACAACTTTGCTCATGGCACATCCGGCAATGTACCTGAAACTGGCGTAGCTGGCTTCCAGCGCCAAATGAAGATAAAACCCACAGGGTACATCGGGCAGGCTACATACGATAACATGCGCTATGCGCTTATACCGGAGGAATTACCGCATGGCGGCGAGCAAGGTATGGATGCTACTGCGGTTAACCTCATCAACCAAGCATACGATATGTTTCGTGTTCCACTACGACCGCAACAAACTCCACCACTTAGGCGTATCGCAATGCCTAGTCCTAACTATTCGAGTCGTGGAGGTGCTGACGTAAGGTTAATCGTGCTGCATACCGCAGAAGGCGCGCGCACCATCGAAGAGCTTGGTAACTTCTTTGCGAATCCATCGAGTCAAGTATCATCACATACCGGCATCGATGATAAAGATGGCGTTATTGGTGAGTATGTTCAGCGTCCAAACAAAGCATGGACAGCAGCAGGCGCTAACCCTGTGGCGGTTCAAGTAGAATTATGCGCGTTTGCGCGTTGGACAGCAATTGAGTGGAATAACCACCCAAACATGCTAGAGAACTGTGCTCGCTGGATTGCAGAAGAAGCAAAAAGATTCAATATTCCAATACAACAACTCTCGGCTTCACAAGCACAAGGGAGTAGTCGTGGTGTTTGTCAACATGCTGACTTAGGTGCATGGGGTGGTGGTCATTGGGACTGTGGTAGTGGTTTTCCGATGGATAGAGTTGTTAGAAGAGCGAGGGAATTAAATGTCTGAAATACCTTGGGAACCTGATTCATGGGAAGTAGAGTGGCCTGAGCCACAACCTGATCCAGCAGAAGAACCTTCTCACGAACCAGCGCAACCTGAATAATGTGCTTATTGCAGTCGCTGAGGCTACTGGTGATCTTCTCGGCACCATTGGAGTATTTCTTTCAGGTGCAGGAAGCTTGCTAACTGCCTTTGGCGCGATTCACTATGAGAAGAAACGTGGCGAAAAGGATTGCGACAGACGCTTTAATGCCTTCATGGACGGAATGAAGATGAGAGACGAACTTCGTAATAAGGACAAATCTGATGCGAAGTAGATGGAGAGTTTATTTGTTGTCAGGAGCAAGTATTGTACTTGCTAGCACAACTGGATTTCTTGCTGCTGTCTCACTAGGAGCAGGCAAACAAACTCCTACTCGTACAGTAACAATTAATGTTGCTACTGGTCCACAAGGACCACCTGGACCACCCGGAACATTTAGTTGTCCAACAGGATTCTCTGAGGGACTGCTAGTTATCAACCATCCTGGTGGACAGACGACGATCTTCACTTGTATTAAAGATTAAAGTTGCCCTTACCAGGGCATCAGGGCCGGTTACTTGGGTCATCTCTCTCCTCCCGTAACCGGCCCTTACTTATCCTTTCCAATCGCTTGATCTGCAATTTTGTCTGCCACCCTGTGGGCTTGTAGATCATTAATCTCTTCGATGATTTCGTTGATCTTGTTGATTAACCCACGAATGATCGGGTCACCTGTATGGTTCTCTAACTTATCTATCACTGTTCGCTTCTATCAGGAGACTTGGCGGCGATGATGCTCTTGGCTAAGCCAAAGACCCCGCCAGCGAGGTAGCCGGGGTCGCCACCGTCCCATTCGGGTGGGAAGTAGTCGGAAAGTTCAATAACTGCTCGCGCAAGCTGGCGAGCCATCTCAATTTCCGCTTCCAGTTCGGCTATACGTTCACATTGTTTATCATACGCGCGATTCCATCGCTTCGCATCCTCTATAAGTGCAAGTGCTGTAGCGCGAGTCATTGGTTCATCCATTTTATCTATCATGCAGCACTCCTGTATCCGTTTTTGTTATATTTGAACCCTGCTCCGAACTGGAACCAATGAAGCATATGGCGAACTGCATCATTTGCATGAGGTCTGCCTTCCTTGTAGATGTGCTCTAGTTTCAATCTTTCATCGGAGAAGAACTGTGTCGGTCTAGGAGGTTGCATAATGAGTTCACATCTGGGTGCTGACGAAATTTGTGCAAAGAGCTTGCAGATACCAATAAGCTCCCTTGGATAGAGTTCCAAACCCCGTCTGCTGTTGTTACGAAACAGGAAATCTTCACATATGAGAAAGTCTGGTTTATATTCTTGGAGGAATTCCCAGAGTCCTCCATGCATCCACTTCTGCTCCCCTGATACAACTAAAAGTTCACCCACTTCCTCATCTAGATCACCCATAGCATAGCCAGTTGTAATGCCGGGGTCAAACGCAATTACTGTAAACAATGCATTTGTCATCTAGAGAATCTCCGATCCTTCAACGATCGTAATATATCTCTATTGCCTCATTCATCGTCAGAATTCTACCTAGACCTTCAATTCTTCTAGGTAATTCAGTTTTTACTTCATGACCATTGAGAGTGTTACCGTACTTAGCAATCAATTCGTGCGCTCCTTTTCTTCCATCTTTCTTCCATCTCTTCCAAATATCTATTTGGTCGCCTTCAAGCTGACAACCTACTTGTGATTTTGAAAAGTAATTTTCAACTATTTTGTACTGAACAACTGGTAAACTGTTTAAGACTCCTTCGCGTAACTTAAGTAGCGGATTAAACTCTAAGTTTAATTCCACCCAATTATGACAGCCCACACATAAAGTGATTAAGTTTTCATCATCATTTGAGCCATACATCGATCTGGGTATTATGTGATGCAAAGTGAGTTTCGTCGTTTCTCTTCGGCAACGCTTGCAAGTCCACTTATCACGTTCAAAGCATCTAAGCTTCTTTTCACCCCAACTTTCCATGAATACCTCCCAGAATGTACGTTGAAGCGTTACCTACCCCTTTGAAGTCATCCCGCTACGGCTAGGGGGTAAAACGTCGTCTGAGAGGTACATTGAAGCATACTTTAGTCCCAAAATCAAGCCCCTTTTTCAGCGAGCAAGCCAATTTCGCTGACAGGCTCAGGTCAGCTAGACTTTTGGCTTTTTAACTTCGATAAATACAATAGATTGGGTAACTAAGGCATGTGTCAAGGAATATCCTAATTCCACTCTTCCATCGCCACTATCAATAACCATACCTTCGCCTGTTTTAATTTCCCAGGTTATTGGCTTATTGTACTTACGGCTTCTATGAAAAGGGGCTGCATGACCCTTTGGCATCGTACATTGCTCACCTGTTTTAGTCATATGTCCACACAATTCATTCTTCTTAAATTGTGGTTTCATGCAACATCTCCTAATATACTTATATCGCTACGGTCATCCCACTGCTTAATGTTGATAACGATGACAGGATTTTCCTTTAGGACTTCCGTGAGAGCGTAGTTTAATGGAATTCTTCCGAGTCCCGATTCCAGCTCTTTTCCTGCTGGATCTTCGATAATCCACGTCATCTGTTTGTACACACGGTGTCTGTGGTAACCAACTTTGTGACCTTTAGGTAATGTACAGGGTCCATTTTTCGTTGGTACGCCACATAATAAGTCTGCGAACTTATGCATACATAAGCTCCATTTCCTCCAAACTCCCCCAATTCGGTCCAATTGATATATCTACTCCAAAAGGAATATCGTCCCATCCAAGCTGGTTCAACGGCTGTGTCAACATTACTTCGCGCATTAGTGCAACCGTTGAATCAACCTGTTCGTATGGTACATCAGCCACAATAGAATCGTGGACGGTACAGACAACACGTACATCATTGTCAACAAGATCGCATACAGCACATATAGTAAGCCAAGCAGCAACATTCTGAGGAACTGTGTTAACAGCCTCACGCTTAACATCCCCGATGTTGTCGTCCGTGATAAGGGAAAACCTCCGCTTGTGACCAAATGGGCTGATGACAAAGCCTTCTTTAAGTGCTCGTCGCTGTGTCTCATCTACCCACTCCTTGAGAGTCGGGAACTCAAGCCACCAACTGTCGATATAAGCCTGAGCTTCACTCCTGGGCATATGATACATTTGAGCAAATGCGTCAGCGCCTTGTCCGTATGTCACTCCGAAGTTGATATTTTTTGATTTAACGTATTCCTCTTTGGTGTAGTTTTCTCCATAGAACGCCGCAGCGCGTTCTTTATGAAGTGATCTACTTGAATCCCTGTAAATAGAGAGAAGGTTAACGTCACCAGATAACTTAGCGCAAGTCCGAAGCTCAGCTTGTGAGTAATCAGCACTGATAATAACATGCCCAGGACTAGCAGTAAAGAGGGTACGAATGCCAGGAATTTCAGCATAACCCTCTCTAGCAATATTTTGGAAGTTAGGATCGCTAGACGAAGTGCGACCGCTAACAGTCCCACCGAGATTGAAAACGCAATAAAGCTTCCCATCTGCTCCTACCCGCAGGATCAACCCTTCCAGATAATTACCACGAAGTTTTGTGATCTTTGCCCAAGTCTGATGTGCTTCCGCTAATCGAAGTAAACGCTCTTGCTTACCAATGTTGCAGCCTGCCCTACCTTGCATAATCTCAGTACGAACCTCCACACCAGTAGAACGTTTAAACTTCTTCTTGCCGCTATCGCGCAATCCATGTACTAACCCGAAGTCGTCATAGTATACCGTAGCCATCTGCGGTACGCTATTCGGGTTAATCAGCGCACGTCCTGAAATTGATCTAATCTGTTCACGCAGATCAATCATCGCAGGTATCGCCGCGCGATCGTTAATGTTCAGAGCCTCTTCAATGTCGTAATGGAAACCGTTTAGCTCAACAGTCGTAAACCTCTTACTGGCGTGCAAGAGTCGTTGATAGTAAGGTCGGACGGTTCCACCTCTGTCAGTGTCCAAACGAGGAGAAAAATCTTGAAATAACAGAAGCGTACCACTACAGTCCCAACCATTGTACTTGTACAATTCGTACTCACTACGCCTACGTTCCTGTGGGGTTTTTCCACTGAACTCCCCTGCCTTCTTAAACTCTTTGACGGATTTAGGTTCGTAATCAGGCCAGCCAAATCTGGAGGATAACAGATATTCTAGCCTGTGATAACCTGGACGCTCATCCAGCACATATGACATAAGGAACGTGTCTTCATCTACATTCGCCCATATGCCTGACTTACGTAGTACTTTAGTGTCAGACTTTCCGTTGTGCCAGATGAATCTAACATCATCTCTTTGATAAAATTGTCGGAGTTCTTGTTGAACCTCCCTGCTTGCAATAGCTCCATAACCAAAGACAATTGCTTTTTCAGGGCGGCGGCTAAATCCTGCACAGATTGGTTCATCTGTATTTGATCGCCACTCCAAGTCGGAGGCAATTGGAGTGTCAAATACAGTCTTGTTCCATTTTCTGAGTACGTCTCTAGCTCTAGTTTGTTCATTGATAATCTCCACAGTTGGAAAAATAACTGGCGGTGATGGATCAAATGCTCTACGGAAGTCTTCGACAATATCAGGGTAACTGTCGCTATCTCTAATTACGAGTGCGGGATTGTTAGTGACGATAACTCGCTGTTTAAGTCCTGAACTAGAAGTCCTGTGATGAATGAAGGGTCGTGCATTAAAGACCGTTCTATATCGGGTGAGCGCAGTAGTTGCTTCTGTGCCTCCAGCGATAACAAGCTCACAATGAGCGATTTCCGCCTCCAAGCGAGGTTTACACGCTTGTATCGCTTCCAGAGGCGGATCGTCAGTACGGCAGAGTACCACGTTTGTTGTAATGATTTCATCACGCTTGACACCGTACCTCCCCAAAAGATGATCGAGCACTTTACCACTCGGACCTGCAAATGGTTTCTTAAATGCAACGTCGTGCTTACCGGGAGAACGTGAGACGAATGCAATCTTTGCATTTGCTGGTCCTGATGTTGGAGCGCATGCATGCGCTACAAGAGGACAATTCTCACATTCAGCTAGCGGATGTTTTCTTTCAGCCAAGTATTTCTCCGTGTGGACCAATGATCGGTGGTTTAGTAGGTCTGACGATTGCTTGTGCTTGTTGCTTCTTTAAGTCTTCCTCAAAGCCCATGCGCAATTCATGCATAATCTCGTATTTGATTCTACGGTGTCTATCGTCTATCTCTTCTCTATTCACCCAACTACTTTCAACGATCAATTCCTCGATTGCTTGCATTCGACAGTTCTGATCGAAAATCTCCACAGAGATTCCGGGCACCATGCCGCTCATTGGTGATGGAATACCATGAAAGACTTGGCCTAATCTAGCCCACGCACGACTCTCGTTGATGATTTTGACTTGATTCTCAGTTGTGAACATACCTTCACAACTACCATCACATCCGTCTAAGTGCTCAATGTACTGAGAGCACATATGAATGTATGGAGGATTATCTTCGTCCCAAACCATATCAGGCGGTATACCCGGCGGTTCTCCTGTTCCATTGTTAGGCTGCATCTTCCTCCTTTGCTGCCTACGCATATGGTCTTGATGCTTAGTCATGCAAAATACCTTGCTTTGAGGTTAAATCCTCTACCTTGCTTTTCTATATCAATAAGTCCTCTATCGTAGAGAGTTTCTCTAATGTCTTTCATTTGCTTAGAGGTCATATGGAATCTTCGCATGAACTCGGATTGCGTTACGCCAGTAGGCGATGATCGAATATATGCAAAGGCAGCATCATGCTGCTGCTCAAACTTGGATTTGCCAGACGATTTAATAAGTTCGATTGTGTATTTACCCCATTTTTGAATATAGAATGCAGCTTGCTTTAACTCTGAAAGTTCAATTTCGATTCTGTTACTGCTATCAATTGGCTTGCGAGAAGCTGAAATGAGCATCCCCATCTTAAGCATACTGAAAGCCATGCGCGAGAAGGTTGGTAGTGCTAAATCCTTCCATTGTGATTCCATTGCTGACTTCTGTAACTGTTCTTCTACATCCCCGAAGAACTGCCAAGCATCATCCTTCATCCATGCCCTGACTTGCCGATCAATATAATCAACCTGCGTTCCAATCTTGATCGGTACTTTAACAGAATACTGTTCTTTAAGATCGGCAAACTTATTAACCAACGTGTTCTTCTTATCTGTAGATACCGTCGTAGGAGGTCCGGTTCGTCGGACCCTTGAGATATCATTCTCGCTTGATACAACGAGGAACCGAGGGATAAATCCAGAAAATATGTAATCGTCATTGATAAGGGAATAGACCTTATCGCGTATGCCTCCACCGAAAAATATGAAGTACGGCTCGACAACTGTAATTGTTTCTTTTCTAAGGCGACGTGGTAATACCTTTGGCACGTCATACAACTTAGTGAGGGTTTCTGGGAACCCGGCGAGATAGTCTTTACGATTAATACTGTCGAAGAAGCCACTGACTTCATCTTTATAAAAGATGCTGACCTGGCTCGGTCTTTCAGAAAGTCCACTAAGCAACCCTTCTGCTGAACCATCACTAGCGAGTATCAGTTCCGGTTCAAGGTCGATGATAATGTCCATAGCCATATCCATCGCAGTTGTTTTGCGACTGAGCGTTGTCTCGCCTAGTAGAAGTCCCCACAGGTTCGGACGAAAGTTATCCGTAAACTTAATTTGAAGTGATAATCCCTTTGAGATTATAGCAGATAGCGCAATAAAGCAGGAAAGTTCATGGTACTGTTCAGGTGCATCCGTTGATTCGGAAGCCCATGATTTGTATTCGCTGATAAAAGAATCTTCCTCAACATCATCACCTACGAGGATTGGCATGTTGAATGGGGTAGACTCTCCACGCCATTGACGTTTTTTCTGTTTTTGTGATGCTTTCTTGACTTCCCTCCACAAATGAGTAAGTGGCCTACCATCACGTTCATATTTATTGCATGCAGCATTAAACGCTATGACTAGTGTTTCTTCCTCAGTAAAGTCAAATTCCAGACAAATGTTGATTAGACGCCATAATCTTCCTGACCAATCATCTGTTGGAAGCGGTACATCTTCAAACAGAAAACGAAATGTCTTACTTTCTTCGGTTGTAGGATTATTTAAAACTTGATGGTGGGCTGAGATAACAGCCTCCAACGGTGGTATGTCTGGAAGATTATCCCAATCCTCGGTGGGTACATAACCTTCTGTAACTGTGGGCAATTTCTCGAAAAATTCTGTAGCATTGATTGTGCCGACAATACGGAGTAGCTTGACAGGAGCCGGATCAGCATATTTATAGTTGTTGGTGTAAGGAACGCGAAGTAATTGTTCCAAGTCCCAACCGCTCTTATCTGCTCCGACTGCGTAAGCCAATTTGCGAGAGTATTCCTGCGCCTGCTGTGGAGTGAGCACGTTTGAGAACGACCAAAATGCCTGGTATTTACCAGGCGATGACTCAATTACCACAGATGGCGGTAATTCTATATTATCGGGATCAACCTCATCTAAATCGGCCCAGACTCTATTACCAGGAACGGCATAATCTCGCTTCCGTTCGGGGCGATTAAAGAGGGATACACCAAACCATACATTTAACTGCCTGCTCGCAACATCATTGAGATAGATGCCTATTACTTCTCGATCGGCAGGCCATCTAAACCAGTATTGCTTGAACTGCGTTCTTCTTACATTACCTGTAGCAATGCAGAGATTACCAATCTCATCGCCAAAGATGAAGTCAAAGAACTTCAGTCTTAGACCGAGTTGATTAGCGGATATGGAAGTCACAAACTGTGTAGCCTACCTTTACTCTGTGCAAACATGATCTTACAGAACAATACTTTGGTTCATTAGACTTTCGTTCTCTCTTTACAAGCTCGATCTTGATACGCGTTTCACGCCTGTTACGTGAACGTACTGCCTTGTTGATTTGTTCACGCAACCATCGGCGTCCCTCTGGCGTCAACTGCTCTGTTGTTTTCATAATGCCGACGGTCGGATTTGAACCGACAAGCTCTGCGAGCCAAGGATTTTAAGTCCTCTGTGTTTACCAATTTCACCACGTCGGCATGATAGGGAGAAGTGTGAACCAGTCCTCTAGGGTTGTCCTCATTTTCGACCGGATTATTTTTATTCTCCAAGTCTATCTCCCTATCATTTACAGGGGAGTAAGGGTTGATCGTACTACGAAGCGCGTAGTAGGGTCGCTAACCCTTCACCACCTTTCTTTTTTATCAGATGATGATACTCCCCTGTTCTTTCAGAACTACAGTACGCCGCTGCCTTCTTGTGCTGCGACATTCAAAGGCTTTAGCGACGTGATTTCGTTCTGTGCATCATAGCCACGTTCTTCATCGGCAGGGCGAATCTTCACATTCGCTTTAAGACGCTTACCGACCCAATCACCAGGCTCAGCACTGAACGAACCACTCGTAACTTCTTCCTGCGGATAGCCCATCGCAATAAGGAAGTTAGCGAAGATACCGAGAGAAATCTTGCGCTTCTCTGGGGCGTAATCCGCAGGCGGGATGTAGTAACGCTTGAAGAGGGTGCGGTTATCGAACTTACCACCGTCAACCCTAAACTGGATATTCCAACCGGGAGTACCGACAGGAAGTTTACCAGTTTCGTTCTCCACTTCCACCGCAGTCACTTCATGCACATGAACCTCATATGCACCGCCGGGAATAGGAGTGAAGTCACCAGCACTAAGATCAGCACCGGAAAGATCAAGCGTACCGAGTTCTTCCATGCCCATGTTTACTTCTCCTGTTTGAGTTGCGTTACGTTACTGTCTTGCTGCACTTGTGCAAGTAACTCAGGTGCAACTGTTCTGTCAATCGTAGCTCCGGCCTTGAAGATAATATCCCATATCTTTGGGATTGTTGGATCTTCAAGTATGTCTGGAAGTGCCTTAGTTCTATCCTTAGCCATCACCTTATCCGTTCTGACAAACTGTATCGTGCGTACATTTTGTCCCTGGACCATACGGGCACGAAGATAGCCAACAATGTCGAAAAAGCCTGGTACTTGCTTCTGTAGTTGTCCTGGCAGGAGTGGTTCAATCGTTTTTACGCCTGTAGCCATATCCTGATTCTCTGTCATCAGTGTCGTCACTACTACATGGCATGGCAAGTCTTTGAGATACCTGAGAATCTCTTTAACTCGCGCTCCTGATTTACCCCACTCTCTAGGGGATGGCACATATTTATCTGTTGTCTCTGGCTTCTTTTTGTACTGCTCCATCATTACTTCTTGCATATCGATATCGCGCAGCTCTGTCAGACTGTCGAGGATCACAGTCTTGTAATACTTTGGATACTGATGCAGCGTGTCGGCAATCGCCTGAATCTCAGCCATTGCCCTAGCTGCTTTAACGTCAACATTAGGCTTATCATTGAGAACTGTTGTTCCACCTTCAACGTCAATTAGAAATACAGGCGATGACAACTCGCTATCCATGCTAGTGCCACAAAGTGTTGTCTTACCTGCACCGCTTTCCCCGAAGACAAGCACCTTAAGGTACTCGATCTTCTCAGGCGATTTAACGCCTAATTCCTTTCGGAGTGCTTGTCCTGGGTCACTTGCCATACTACCTCCTAATTACAAACACACTCATCAGGTAACTTCATGAACCATATTGTTGGTTTACGCCTATCGGTGTACTTAGCAGTGATCCATCCGTGTGAATCTTCCCAAGTGAATACCTTTACACTGCGTTTCTTTGCATTGATGAGCATTTCTTCAAATATGCATCTATTACACCTGTGCGTCATCTTCCATCTTCCATGACCGTTTGTACGATCCTCTATATCCATCTTCAATGCGCTTCGTTAGTACCATTACTAGATCGTTTAGTTGCCTGAGCGCGTGAACCGTGCAATAAGGGATTCCGTCAACTTTATAGTATGTTGGGCTACCGCACCCTCTACTAGCACATCTAAGCTCACGGTCAAACCTGCGAAGTGGACCGTACTGCTCAGGAATCGGATATTTCCGTTTTTGTCTTTCAGTGTGTGCATTCTCATTTACCAGTTGTTTAAGTAGCTCCAGTGGTATTGGTTTACCTGTCAAAGTTGGATTCATATCCCATCTCTAGTGTAGATAGATAATCGCTACGCGGAAAATTTAAAGCAGCATACTCACCAAAATGGTGTATCGCTGCTCTATCATATGCTCTTCCAGCTTCCTCGGCTGTTGCATAGGAACCAAGATACAGTCTTTTGCTTTTAGGAAGCTGAATCCTTGCAATGAATGGTTTACGTTGATGACTCTTAAAGCCAACTCCTTTGAAACCTGTTGTATTATCCTCCCTTCTTTTCTGACCTTGTTGATTTTGTGACGGTGTTACGATGCGAAGATTGGATTTCTGATTGTTGAATGTATTACCATCAGCGTGGTCAACCTGAAGCTCACCGGAATCTAATAACATCTTTTGAATTGGAATCCATGCTTCAATGTACCATTTACCGAATCTAAATTGTCCTCGCCAATTGAATCTAGATAGGAATTCGTAATCCTCATCATCTACTTGTACAGTAAAACCATCGGAAGTTTTAATCTCTTTCATCTTATCTATCCGTATTCTGTTCGTAGCCCATTTCTAGTGTAGATAAGTAGTCATCGCCCGTTTCAGCCTGTAGACAAGGGGTGCGAAAGACGCAGTTGAGGCAACCGTATTCTTTGCGTGGGGTAGGATAGAGAACGGGGTCACTGAGCATGTCAATAGCTTCATAGTACAGTCTGATTCGTGCATTCTGTCTTTGTGCTTGATTACGCCACTTCTCCTTACGGTTGATGAATCTAGTATCTTCAGTTTCGACAAGCCACTCGTAATAGCTTTGCATCTTTTCATCGTTCTCAAAGATTGATGCGTAGACTGGATTTTTATTGATTACTTCGGCAAACATCTCCGCGGTGGTGAATTCCGTTGCTCTATTAAGCGACGGCATGCCGCTTCTGAGAATGGTCGGAGGCTTCGGGTAGCCTTTGAGCAATGCTTCGTATTGGATGAATTCCAACTGCTTGTAGGGTAGGTCATATACCTTAGCTTCCACTTCTCCGAGGGTTAGATAGGTGGTGCATTGCTCGTCCAGATCGAGATGACGGAAGTAGTCTTCGTCAACTCTGCTGGCTGTCTTGTAATCTTTAATGCCATAACGTCCATGTTCATGCTCGCGCAAGATAAGATCCATCCTACCTCTTGCGTGACACTGTTTCTTGAGCACGTTGATCTTGCTACCGTGTTGGTCATAGCTAGTTTCTATGATTTGCAGTGGACCAAATACATTTTCTACGGATGAGACTGTATCTATAAGTCTCGGATCAGGAATGTCCCGCTTGTCGATCATGTAAAGCGGGTTACCATCACTGTCGAGAATAGGAACACTAAAGTCATGCTCAGTTGCGATCACGGTAAAGTCGTCATTGGCCTCTGCATACTCCTTGTAGTAACGCATCATGCCTTTACCTAGATCAAGCAACTCCATGAATCGTTCTGGATCGGGTGCTGGTAGTAGCTCATCCAGTCCTCTAATGCGATAACTAATCTCATCGTGAAGCTCTGGCTGTCTATCGGTATAGTGTGGCAATTCATCGTATGAGACTAGACCACCATTCCACTCCAAGTTGAACCACGTCTCGAACGTGACTTCTGGGTCTTCTCGCAATGGCTGGTAATACTTCTCTAGTGCATAATGAATGCCGGCACCAAACCACAAGTTCTCACGAATACCATGCACCTCTGCCTTAGGCACAAGGTTACGCATCATTGGACTAGACCATGCCCATTGTCGTCTGCAATACTTGAATGCACCACGATCACTAGCATGCACAGGGATGATATCCCACTTGCTAGGGATAGGATACGTTTGTACTGGTTCAAATCTAACCGTCATTGACTTTCCTTATCTCAGTCACAGTTACAACCTCGATACCTTTGACTCTCGCAGCGTAGCCACGGATCAACGTCTGAAGGAACTCACTCATGTTATCGTATGGAATGCCGAGTTCTGGAATGAGCAGTTCAGTTTCCTCATCGATGTAGATTGAATATCTACCTTTTCTACTTCTGTTAGTGTTGCCCATCATTTTCTTACTTATCGCTGCTCGACGTTTTGCTTCGGTTGTCATAGAGAGTGCACCCACTTCTGCACATCCATGCGAGTCCTTAGCACAGTTGATACTCTACCTTTGAAAGTCCTGCGAATCTCGATACGTGGATCGTTAGGATCATTGATACCTTTGAAGTAAAACCAGTTTCCGTTCTTAACTAGCCTCATTCTCCAACTATTCGCACCACCCCAAGCCGACTCTACTTCTACATCCAGCGTTGAAAGCCAGATAAAGAATGGATAGCCAATTGAGGCTAGGCAATTGCCATGACGATCTAATGCTTCCAGTGTTCTGCGTACAGCCTTGTTGTTCTTTTGATCGTTTTTAATCATGTTACCTTTTCCAGAGTAGTTTTGCGATTGTGATTACGATTACTGCTTCGATGCACAAGATGAACAGTACAAAGCCAGCACGAATCATTAACCGTAGCCAACGATCTTCTGGCAATGTACTGTTCTCCTTGCTGAAATCGAATAGATCGAGCATCATTAGTATGTGGCCGTGAGCGGGGGGAGAGAGGGCATGCTCACGGCCACATTATTGGCTGCCGCTTAGCCAATCTCCACAGGCACTTTAACTGATTCTCCTGCTGCTAGCACTTTGATCTGCTTTGTACTTTCACAAAGTACTGTCCAGTTCCATTCAGAAGGAGGTGCCATGCCATCTTCCTCTTCTTCAATCTCAAGCACAACAATCCATTTCTTCACAACTCTCTCCTTATTCATCTGCGAAGATTTGCTTGAACCAACCGTGCTTGATATCATTCACTTGCTCAATGTACTGATCGGTTGTACGCTCAGCATTGATATGAATGACATTCGGTACACTTGTCTGTCCCGGCCGACGGATACGACCGATACCCTGGTTGTTATCCTTCGGTGACCAAGAGCGGTCAAGGAAGACAAGATGATGAGCAGGTGTCAAGTTAATGGACTCTCCACCGAGTTGCAGTGTGCTCATGAATACCCTGTACTTCATTGTCGGGAATTCATCGTGCCACTTCTGATAACGCACCATATCACTATCGTTCACGTCAAGGTGAATATATGGATAGAGCCACTCTTCACCCAGACCCATCTCGATAGCACCTTCATTGTGCTTATCAAGTCTAGCCTTGAGCAACTCAAGAGGATCTTTGAAGCAACTGAACACAACGAGAGGTTCTTTCTTCTCTTCGTCCCATTGCAGTCCTTCAAGAATCTCCATCACTGCATCCAGCTTAGAGCTAGGCTCAGTAAGCTTGATCTTCTGTACTCTGCGATCAAGCTTCGGATCGAAGTAATCAGCAACGATTTCAGGAGTACCAACACAAATCTGCCGTAGTCTCTGCAAGAGACTCAGCACGTTAGCACTCATCAAGCTAGCACCATTCTTGTCGAGTGTCTGTAGCTCAGACCTAATCTCGTTATACATCTTCCGCTGGATTGGATTCAGTTCAACATTGATCGGACTGAATACAACCTTTTCGATACCGGGATGCGTCTGATCGAGTGTACGACGAATACCGATATCACGAACAAGCTTACGAAATTCATCCTTCTTCGAAGGCTTGATACCAGTTACCTTACGATAACCACTCCAATCATCAACTTCACAGTACTCCTGATAGAAGTCCCAGAAGCTACGATAGTCGTGAGGATCAAGCCAATTCAACAGACTCCAAATTTCGTGTGGCCTGTTGATAAAACCAGTACCCGTTGAACCGTGTCGTCCAACATTTGCCTTGATCTTTTTAATGTTAACAGTCCAGCGAGCATCCTTATCCTTCATACGATGAAACTCATCGCACCATACAAAATCCCACTCACGATCGGCAATGTAATCAGCCTGCCGCCATTCCTTAAGAATGAACTTACCATTTTCATCCTTAAGGGGACGGCCGTTCTCATCCTCTTCAAATTTGCCCTTGTTGCTAAATGAGAACACATTGTAGTGCGTGATTGCCACTACAGGCATTGCGAACTCTTTAGGGCAGAATTTCAACTGACCGAGCTTAAGCTCACGACCATTCACAAAAATCGTGATCTTGTTAGTCTCAATATTGAGGAACGTGTAGTCTTTGAGCAGTTCTGGTACCGCCTCAAAGAATGTTCCCTTACCACTCTTGTTCGTAACGATAAGGATAGACGGAGGATGATCTAGTTGCGCCTCCTTCAGTTTTGCGTCAATGTACCACAAGCCTGTGGAGGTTTTGTAACAACCCATCTCCGACCAGTTGGCAGTACCAGCACTAACCATCTTATCACCCGTCATGTGATTAATGGCACCTTGCTTAGGAATTTTCCCATCGGTATTAGCGATGGCCTGAGCATCATGCTTCATCAGCAGACGAATGATATCGTGGTGCTGCCAGTCCTCTTCAACGAACTTAGTCACTGGTGTCTTTTGCTTCACTGTAGATGTCATTATTGATTAGATACACCTTTCCTTGCTTCTCGATCACTTTCACTTTACCTACCAAGTCACAGTCATGTACAGCTTTGAGTGCTGTTTTTGCTGTCTTGATTTCGTCAGTCTCGATGGCTGGAACGTCACTGTTCCAGAATTCCATGATAACTCGACGAACTTTCGGACTACTTAGTAGTTCCGCCATTATCTAAGTCCTTCGATATCAATGCGCAGAACTGTTCCTGCCCAATAAACCTTAGCTTTCTTATTGTTGCCTTGTAGCTCAATATCCATGCGAGGAACGGTCTTGTGCTCCATCATATAGGTTACAGCCTCTATGATTTCGTTGCCGTCTTCCTCATAGAATACAGCATCACCGTTTGCCATTTAACACTTTCTCCAATGCTTCGTCGTCTGTCATCTTGTTACGTTTTCTGTAACGGTTGTAACGTATGCTAGCTCTGCGGCAGGCATCGCGTTTGGTGCAAAACAATGTTCGACCTTTAGTGCCATGTTTAATGTCGTCACCACACATGACACATCGTGGTCTATTGTCGTCGTGTACTATTCCAACCGCTATAAAAACAGTCACAAACTTTGTAGCCATCACTCGTTCTATCGCATCGGCATTCCTCCTATACCATTCTAGTCTTCTGCATTCTGTGCAGGTTGTACGAGAGGTCTGGTAAGGAGTAAACTCATTACCACAACTTTCGCACACCCGCTTGCCTGTAACCAAATATGAACAGTCATCACAAAAACCAGTAGCGGAGTTGAGACTTCCAACCCCGCTACCGCATTCAGGACAGAACTGTATTAGCTGGGGGGTTGTGTCCGTTCTTGATTGCATTTGCTCTATCAATCAAACTTTGACTTGTGGGAGCAGTGCGTCGTCTCTTGTCGTCTTGTTTGAAGGACTCGTTAATCCTGATTAGCATTGCTGCATGAGCTTCTGGCGAACCACAAGTGCAACCAGTAAGCTCACCTTCATCATCCATCTCTCCAAAGCGCCTTTCCACAATGAGGACAGTGGGTAGCACCACTGCCATGAGGACTGTATCGTAGTTCTAGATTCTCTAGGCGATTGTCGTCTCTCCTTCCATTCTTATGATGGACTTCTTCGCCTGGTTGAAGTTCTCTACCTAGAAAATCCTGAACCACTTTCCTGTGTTCGTGAATGTTCTCTACTTGTCGTTTCCCATCCTCATCCCAATATGGTCTATAGAGATTGATGTATCCGTTTGAGGTTTTTTGTCGCCGCCATTGAGAAGGATCTTTTCGTGGACCTTCTACTCCCCCACTTTTTCTCATCTCAATGCCGAACTCTTTGCAAATTACTCTGATAGTACCAAAGGCTAAGCCTGTTCTTTTTCTTGTTTGAACTAGAGATTGAGTCTCTTGATATATTTCTGCAACTTCTTTGCGTTTTGCATCATTATATTTATTACCTACACCTTTTAGCAGACGAAGGATAAAATCACCATCTAGTTCTGCAAACGGGCCAGTTTCCGAGATCGTGTCCATTAGCGATTATGATTTGTTGTTCTCGGGAAGCATTGTAGGCGTGATTAGCATACTTTCCGCCTCCCCATGCTATCCAGGTCGAGTTTGTGAATTGCAGGCCACCTTCAAATCCATTGCCTGTATTACTACTCCAATTGCCAGTAGACTCACAGTACGCAACCCTATCCCAACATGCCCAACAAATAGCCGATGATGAAAGCAAGTACCGCCCAGATGAGGATTGCTCCAAAAGTGATTCCTTTAGTTCCTGAGTAGTCCACTGTAACTGGTGTCTTGCGAACTCTACTACGGATCGGTGGTGGGAACCTCTTGTATGAAGTACCCATTTGTCGTGCCTGATTATTTTCCTTTGCCACCTGATCCTTTCCTGCAATGAGAACTTCTGATGTTTTGGTATAACCATGTTCTTGCTATCTGCTGTGTTCGCCAGTGTTAAAACCCCACAGGCGGTTATCGCAGCGATGCGAAGAATAACGATACCTCCTTACTCGATTACACCACCTCCACCAACATTAATCATGGTGGGAATATTGATCGGTCATGTTAGTAGTTATGGGTTTTATCCTAATGGGTGATAACCCGCAACTTCCGGCCCGATCAATTTGTTGATAAGTTCATTAGACCCACCATCTCCCCCATGCGCCTCCCCCTACCCCGGATGCGCTGGTGGGTCTAATCAACTTACCAAGATAACGAGCGGCAGTGCGATAGTCGAACCGACGACAAAGGTTGACATATCGCACTTACCGCTCTGTTTGATGGGGCGCGCTCAACCATCATGCGCCAGTCTAGCATAAATCGCTAGCCGTGTCAAGTCCCAATTTGAGTCAATAACCACACTAAGGCGATTATGAGGTAGATGGAGACAAGCACAGTAATTATCGTGGAGATGATATTCACAATTAGTGAAGAATCCCCGTAGACTCAGTAACCTGCAACCAGCACCAACCTTTCCCTGGAATGTATGCTGGTTCAAAACCTTTGTCAAACATCGCTTCGACATACTCTTCACCAAGCATCTCTATCTGTTCCTCGATGAATTCGTATGCTCCCAAAATTGTCTCCTGTCGTCTATGGGATGATTCCCATATTACACTCACTGACTTATCCGCAATCGTCAGTGAGTGTAATATGGGAGCTACTTATTGTAGCTCCCATATTATCGCTGTTACTGCGCAGCGACCGGCTCTGCATCCTGCTCGCTATCATCACTAAGACCGAGAGCGGCAGGATCGATAAGCTCAGTGTTGATAAGAAAGACGTGCTCATCCTTCGGAGTGTCGCCTTCCTTATCAGTACCGTTACCACCAAAGTTCTTCTTGATAACCTTGATGGACGGACCCCAACTACGAACGAGATTACCGTCCTTGTCCTGAGCCTTCTTAGCGTTGTTGAGTCCGGTGTAGACGTTCATCGCATCCTTGCCTGCAAGGTTGCCAGTGAACTCAACCTCGATACCGGGCTGGCCTGACTTATGAAAGTCATCCAACACAACACCGTAATCACCGCGAGTACGAGTCTCCTGAAGCAGTTTCCCGATATAATCCATATCGAGAACACGACCTGCATTCCTGCCCTGTGCCTGATTTTCTGTAGTGCTCATCTCTCTCCTTCATTGTGTTTTTGTTGTAGCTCTTGCAAAATCTTTTTGCAGTCGTCGATCTGTACCTGCAACTCACCTAACGCCTGCGGAATATTTATTGTCCCTAACCTCCTTGCTAGATCATCGATTCGTGCCTCCAGTATAGCAGGGCTGGTGCCGCGTGTCAAGCCTCCCGATGCAGAATTTTCCCAGATATCTGCGGTAGGAGGCTTAATAAGCACGATAGTAGTAGGAAAATTTCCTCGGTATCCCCGCTCCATTTGCTCAATACATCCAAGAGTAGCAAGCTGGTCCATAACTCTTTTGTATGTGCCGTCGGGAACACCAAGGCTTAGAACTGTTTTGACGAGCTTACCTCGCCAAATACGTAACTCTAAGCCTTCGTGTTCTTCGATCTTTGAATGGTCATACATATAGGCGTAAACCAAACTACAATAGGTCTGTAACTTGGGTTGCTCAGTAACCATCATAACAAGTATCCGTCAAGAAAGCAATAGCGACAAATAGCTTTGTCTTCCTTGACAAAGACAACAATACTTGTTCCCTTGTCTGTCTTTGGGCGTGGATCAATACAGTTTGGATTGTCGCAACCATCTTCTTTGATACGATGATTCAGTTTCATCCAAGACTGCAAAGTTCTCACGGTAGTAGGATCAACTTTGCGCCGACCTCCACCACCGCGAGACTTTGCAGCATCCTCTTTAAGAAGTGCTTGTATCTTATCGAGGCTTATTTCAGGCATTACTTCTTCTTACCGTCTAACTCTTTACGGCTAAAATAACCCATAGGAGCAAAACCCTCCGTTGGATTAATCCGCACCACATCGGGGTAGTAAGTAATCAAGAACTTCTTGGTGTCGAAAAGAACACTTTTCGCACCAGCGTTAACCGCCTCGGCTAAAGTCTTGATGTTCTTCTCCCCCGGCCAACGCTCCTTGTATGCGTCCGACGTAGTACTCACCTTCTCTTCCTTCAACAACTTCTTGATTAGTTCAGGTGCGAGCACCTTCATTGGCTAGTCCTCCATCAACTTTCACAAGATCGATTCGCTTTACTCCTGCCCACTGCTCAATTCCGGCACGATCAAGTACGATCTCATTTGGGTGAATTGCTTTAACGTACTCGCGCCTGATACCGCGACTTTCGAGATACTTAAGCAGTCGTTCACGTTCAGCTTCGATCCGTGCTTTCTCTGCTGCAATACGTGCTTCACGTTCAACGCGCTCACGTTCGATACGATCAAGACGCTCTTGACGTTGACGTTGATACTCCTCTTCTTGCTCAGCATAACGTTCATCACGAATCTTCTTCTCTGTTGCGTGTTCCTCCCATCTTGCGTAAAGATCACGCACACGAACATCACGATGATACTCTCTACCATCAGTAAGTGTGCGAGGCTCACCAGTTTCGTTGTTGAGGAATCGCACCTCAACCATTGTCGTTGCACGTTCACTGTAGGCGTCTTTGTCTTTGTAAACGCGCAACGCTTGTACTCTTTGTGCGCTAGGATAGTAAGATACGCCTCTGCTAATCCATTCAACAAAGGCGTACTCACTACCAGGCCATACTTCGCTTGCTTTCATGTATTCCTCTTACGGTTAGCTACTCTGAACTGGAACTCACGTCTCATTAGATCAGCTTGGTCTTGTGCAACATCTTCGTACAAGTTACCAGTTTGGACTATCAATTTTGTGCTCTTTAGCCTTCCGGCTGCAACGCTTTCACCAAGTGAAGTAAGTTCCCATTGACCATGAATGTCTGTCTTTTCAACTACACCGAGTCTGCGCATGTACGCGAATCTAACCGCTACACAGTGCCTAGCATGCCATAGCCAGTCGTCATCTTTACTACTCTTAGGCCAGATATGCCTTGCGACATACTCAATCTCTACAACTCCATCGTTGTCTGCTAAGTCTCTTGCGATTGCTAGCAGTTCACGATCCGAAAAGTCAGTTATCTTCAGCGACGGTGTATTACCGTTTTTACCAAACTGCATAAGCGTTTCCACCGCCTCTTACCTTGCGAGTCGCACGAATCTTATCATTCACTCGCAGGTAACTCATCGCCTTACCGATACTTGACGTATGAACGCCGATAGCACTAGACAATTGCTTAATCGTCCAGTCGTCTACTTCTTTGTGCTCAGTCATGTAGTCAAGTACCTTGTCAACTACTGGTGACCACTTAACCTCTTTCTTGCTGTTCATCGTCTTCTTTCTTTCACCGTTCAGCAAATTGAGAGCCTGTTGAACACGCTTTCTCTCTGCTCTAATGATATTCAAATCCTCGATTGCTGCTGCTTCCTTCTGCTCATATACTCTGAGCATTGTTTCAAGGTCTTCAGTAATCGTCTTTAGATCGGTCATTTGATCCTTCTTGTAGAATTTCACTTTTCAGTTTTCTTCGATTTTTGCCACTCATCGCCTCCCTTCACTTACGAGGGTTATTGAGTCCGGGCGCAGTTCTCCCGACCCGGACAGTGTAGCATACCTTCTAGCAAAAGTCAAGCCCTTTACGAGATTTTACAAAGGGTTATGACACTAACCGTCCGGGCTAACCCGGACAGTTACTATCATACCTTCACTGAATGTTCCTCTTCTAGATTCAACATCCAGCGTCCTACGGTATTGCCGTTACGGTCACGAATGATACCAGCATGCTCACCGTGATTAATCTCGCTGACGATATCCAGCAAGATGTTCTTCACGACCATTTCATGCTGCATTGCTTCGTTATCGCTATTAACGTCAACTAGCAGGTTCATGCTAGCTCTTTCTTCATCTTATCGACACAGTATCCATCGACCTTCAAAGTAATCTTGTTATACATGCCATCTTTCTCGTCGTTGTTGATGAGATACTTTAGCATGCTGTATACAAAATCACCTTCGATTGTCATATACAATCCGCCTTCGTCCCAATCAAGACTGATATCCTCGATTGTATCTGGAACTTGTGTCCAGTTCCTACTATCATAGGTTTTCTGGATTGATTCTAGTCTTTCTCGTGCTGCATCTTCAAACGGTTTCCACGCAAAGTCTACATATCCTTCAATGATATGAATTTTCACGTCTGGATGTGCGTTTTCAACCTGCTCTCTTGCATGGTCGATATCGTCAGCCCAATAAAGTTCCTCAGATACCACGCCATGTTTATCTTCCATTACTACTCTGTGTTGCTTCACCTGCGTAGCCTTTCTCTTATGGTTTCATCCTCCCATAGTTCTTGGAGAGGATAAAGCTCGTTATCTGGACTACATGCAGCAAGAAACTTTAGCGGCTCAAACCTTGGATTGTCGTCTTTAAACCGCTGTACCATTCTGATAGCAAGCGCTACCAACGCACCTCTTGCCACAAGACTATCATGCGAATTGCCAGGATATCGCGCAAGCTGCTCACGAAAATCCTTAGCAATAGCATTGAAATGCTGCTGTGTGAATTTAGTCGCGGCCAAGGATATGCACGATTCCATTCTCGTGGAGCGTCCCATTCAACGAAACCACCACAGCCAGTTGTTCTTGGTTAAGTGACTGCTTGACTTCGATTGTCCAGAATGGTGACTCCTTATCTGATCGACCTGCACAAAAGCCGATTGCATTGTCAATCAACTTCTGAGTTGTCTCTTGAAAGTTTGTCATTTCGTCAGTTTTCCTCCTGCTACCCAAATAGTTTTTACATTGTGGCAGTGTGCTGAGTTATGATACCTCATTGCGTCTTCACCTTGAAAGATCACGCCCCATGCAACTGCACCATTGAAATCGTTGTTGTATTCGACAATCATTATGACTCTGGGATCACCTGGATCACCATAACCGTCCTTATCGATTATCTCCTGCACAAACTGGCGGCTCGTTAATGTAGCCACTTTCGTTAATCACCTCCCATACTGCATCACGCTTAGCTCTCGGCCATCGAGTTGCTACTTTTCTTGAATTGACCTGAAAGCCACGTTTACCGCACTTGATATAATTCACTCGTTCTGATGCCTTTCTTCCAGTTCTTCGTACATTTTGGCAAGTTCAAGATCGTTTCTTGCTTCGTTGTACGCTTGTGCGCTTGCCATTTCTACTGCCAAATCGACAAGCTTGGTGATAATCTCATCGTTATCATCCCACAGCTTGTCGAATAGCTTACTATGCTCTGGGTTCTCATCATTAAACTTCTTGACAAGTTCATCCCAGAACTTTTCGTAGGCAATATCTTCCGGCCGATTACCAGGAATCATACTTTCGCTTACGCCCGGCGGTAGATTACTCATCTGAACTCCTTTTTGCATTCATCGATGCAATAGCCGTCAAGCTTGAGAATGATCTTATTATACATAGGATCATCTTCTTCGTTTGTAACAAGATACTTCAGCATCGAATATACGAAATCACCTTCTAGAGTTACACGCAATCCGTCTTCATCCCAATCAAACGAAATATCTTCGACGGTATCGGTAGTCAATGCCCAATTGCGTTCTTTGTAACCCTTCTCGATTGAATTGATACGTTCTTGTGCTGCATCTTCTAGTGCTTTCCAATCATTTGGATTCATTTCACCTCCCTCTAGAGTTAATGGAGGGTAGCAACCGCGCGAATGGAACTACCCTCCATTAACCCTAGCTTTTGCTAGGGTTAATTGTCGTCTTACTTTGCAATCTGTGCAAGCATCCATGCGCCACGCGCAATGAAATAACCGCCCATACCGTGCATGATGATAATGAATACATCTTGCCCACCACCAAGATCGGTACTTGTGCTCTGCCAACTCCACAGATATAGACCAGCACCAATCGATACGATAGCTGCAAGAATGCCTAGTACGATATATACACCACTCTTACTACTCTTTTCCACTTACTCACCTCCTTTCCAGGAGGACTGCAATCAAGCCAATTGCAATCGCTGCAAGTGCCACGATTACATCGTATGGGTACCAGTTCAGCCAACCAGTATTCACTTACTCACCTCCCATCAATCCCAATTGCCGAAGGATTGAGTCATCCTCTTCACTTACGCTATTGATCCGTGCTGCACAGATTGGACCAATTCCACGAAGTCTTGAGTCTCTGTCAGTTAGCACTCTATTGCACACACCACACCGACCCAACTTTAGACCATACATGTTCATTGCACTAATTGGATCAAGTAGAATCTGCGCAAACACTGCATCCCGATGTTCCTTGTTCTTCACAGGATAGAAGTAATCACTCGCCTGTACGTCAAGGAAAGTGAAACCTTCCCACCTGCTACCTTCCTTACCCTTCTTGACCCGAAAGAATTTTTCTTTGTCGTCTGTCGGATCAATGATAAAGAAGTATCCTTCCTGGGGGACTTCAACTTTCTCTTCCACTACTGTCGTCACTGCCTTCTTATCACACTCAAGCAAAAGCTTGATTGCATTACTAGCTTGATCCTTATTCAGTCTATCAATATTGCTATCGATGCTGAGAAATTCAATTTGTGCATCTGGCAGCGGAGTAATGTCGCGCTGGCTTACTAGATCACGAATGAATTTCCTTTGCTTTTCACTTGCCTGGATTGATATTTTGTTCACCTCCTTTTTCAGTTGTTAACTCAATGAGCTACTGGAAACCGATATTTATTATCGCGACGCTGGCGCCTAAGCGCGTCGGTCAATCCAGTAGCTTATTGAGCTAACCTTTAGAGTTAATGAGGCAGTAGACTTATGGCTGCCGCCGCCACGACACATCTTGCTAAGCTTACACAACCGCCTTACTCTCGCTACCCGTTCCCCCTTAACCTATCCTTTTGGATTTAAGTTAAGGGGGAACGGACGAGGCAGGGTCACGGAATTACGTGCATGACTTACGTTAGGCAATGTTAGCTAGGCATTCCTAACTTCTCGTATCCACTTAGCTCACGTGGTTTTTGTCTACTGCCTTATTAACTCTGCTACCCTAACCCCTAGTAGCTTTTGCAGCCCCTTAGTAACCTTATGCTGCATTCCCACTTGTTTACTTACGCTGCCTTGAAGCAGCGATAAACGTGCTGACCACCGTTACCGACGATACCATAGCAATTCGGGCACCGTCCTAGAGTTAATAAAGCAACAGACTTATTCGCTTTGGTAGCTACCTTTTAATTGCGAACCTGGAGAGATTGGATGCTGATGCCTATTAACTTGGCACCCACCGATATGGGATGCATTTGGGACTCGAACCCTTACCAAGCTTTCAGCTAATGTCATGCTCCGTTCTTTCAACCAGGGTTTTGTCTGTTGCTTTATTAACACTAGCTTTGTTAAAGGTAGGCGTGAAATGACGCCTCGTTACAGTGATAGAAAGCAGAGGACAGTAGGATTCGAACCTACATTTCCGTATCAACTTAACGCCTTATTAGTTCTAAGCGTCCAAGCATAGAACAATAGCGTTTGGACAAGTTGATTCGTTAGACACGTCTACCTAACTCAAACGGCGTCTTTGCCTACAGACCATGCCCCCACGAGTCAATGTCGTTTCCCTTTCTATGTCCTTTAACTTCTGGCGTCTTCAGCCCCTTAACGCCTTGCGTACCCTGCCGACCTTAAGTACGCTACCGTATGTCGTCTAAAGCTTGTTACTTCACTGCGACCAACTTACCATCCTTCATCGTACCCTGCGCGTACCATCTATGAGGCTCAGGATAGTGCGGCCCTTCAAGGTACACAGTACCGTTTGTGGGAATACTATTACTAAACGGCCCTGGCTGGTAAACGGTGATTTCGACACCGTTTGCCAAATCCTCCTTAAGTGCCTTTTTCGTCTTGTAGTTCTTGTCTGTGTATGCCATTTGTTCACCTCCCCTCTCTTTGTCTGGTAGGATTAGTATAGCACAAACCCCCACAGGTGTCAAGCGTTCTTAACAATCTCCTTGAGAAATGCGATATCTCTCAGCTTGAGTCATCTCTTTTACTTCATGCTCAAGCTTATCAAGCTTGGCTAGTGTTTCAGTTTCCATGATGCCCGGAAGAATCGCAATCCTACTAGCGTTTCCAGGTGCGGTAAGAAGATCTTGGTACTTGAACGACCTTCTTACAATCTGTGAGATTGTTATTGTTTTCACCTCCCAATCAAGTAGAGGGCACAAACCCAAACTGCCATCGCTAGCGGTGCTAGCACAATTGCTAATGGTGTCACTAACCACCTCCCTTACATTGATAGGGTTAGTGATGCAGTAGGTACGTTAGGCGGCCATTTAGGGCTTTTCGCAGGCGGGTAGTCATCCCTTTTAATAACCTGTCCCACCGCTCGCAACGTACTAACGTATGACTGTCCTACTGCATCACTAGCCCTACCATCGGGCTAGTTCTTGCCTTTGTCTTCACCTTCACGGAAGCCGGACACCTAGAACTCCACTTGGAATTCCAGCACTTGACGCTGTGACCGTTGCGCAATTCCTTGCGCAGCCTCTCAATTCTTGCCTGTTCACCTCCTTATGCCTTGTATGCCACTACGCTGCTATCGCCCGCGTAGTACTTTCTACTGCATCCCGCCCGCCCTGAGAATGAACCAACGCGAGACGAGTTAAAGGCTACTTTTGATCCATCATCGAGGATCATGTAACTCTCTGCACTGTTCTTCTTTGTGCTTAGCAACCTTTCGATATCCCCTAGTGAAAGCGTTTTTGCTATGGTTATCACCTCCTTAGGGTTAGTGCAGGGTAGTAACCTCAGCTATAGCTTCGTAAGGTTTACCAATTACTACCCTGCACTAGCCCTAAGTGGGCTAGTAGTTGCTAGTAGTTGCTACACCTCAACCTTGAGGAATGCAACCTTATCACACTGATACTCATACTCAGGCTCAACCCTCTCAGGAATAACCTTAGTACCAGTCTGAATCCTCTTGCAAACCACCTGACGAGTCGAATACCATTCGACTCTACCGATGGGTGTATCATCGAGAATGATCTTGAAGTCGTTGTCGTCATACTTCTTCTCGATCTTCCAGCCACGCCGCTTAGCCCACTGCACTACCTTAGCAAGCTCACGCTGAGTCGCCTCCACGTCAAGCGGATAAGCGTTGGTTTCCTCATCCCTATCGTTAAGGTACTGAGCAACGTTAATCCACCTATACGGCCTAGCGTCATCCGCTGCGTCGAATGGAATTTGCACTCCATTCTCCATTGCGTCACGCCAGAACGCTTGCGACTTAACGAGTCCTGCTAATCCATCGCGGCAAGCCTCGTCAAACGCGACTACCTTTTCGGTTAGCGTTTCGGTCATTTTATCACCTCCCATCTGAATCAGTCTAGCACATCCGACAGCGTTTGTCAAGTGTGCTTAATGATTCACCGTAGCGTTAGTCACGCTAACGCTACAGAAAACCAAAGTGAGTATTTCTCCTCGCCCTCACTTACGGCCCTGACCATAGCTTTAAGCGTTTGCTGGCACTATGGTTGCCAACCGTTTTCATCAGATACAGGATCGGCACCTGTCACTCACTCTTTCTGTTGCCAAGCGGTGAGATATCTCCGAGTCTTAGTCAGTTGAGGGATTGAGGCTTACGCTTCGCTATCCTCATCCTCGACAACCTCAGTTGCCTCGGATTTAGCAGCGACCAGCGCATCGTAGTTGACCAGATAGACCTTCCAAGTGGACTTATCCTTCGGGTCAACCTTATCGATAGCAACCTGAAGCTTCGGCCATTCGTTCTCCTTCGACTTCTTCTCAATATTGAGATTGAAGGAGTTACGGACACTACCATAATCCATTCCGCTGAAGTACGGAAGATCGCTCATGCAAGCTGCAATCTCACCGCTATCAACAAGACTCTGGATAGCATCCTCATAAACGCCACGCTGCTTCGTGGTGCTAAGGATTTCCTCAATCCGCTCAAGCGTGAGCGGAAGACCTGACATAGTTTTATCACCTCCCTTCATTTGGTGATAGAATCTTAGCAGACGAGGTTTCGTCTGTCAACTATACTTTCGTATAGTTAGTAAACAGTAGAGCATTTTGCGATTGCTGTGCCTTAACGCGCTGCTTACCTACTGTTAACTAACCATACGTTGCGTTATTGTGTGCGGAATACGCAACCCTCCGCTGTGTTGCTTAAAGCTTGTATTGAGTGTGGCGCTATGTCTTACTAACCCCAGAGTAGCACGGTACGCTACTCGCGTCAACTATACTTTCGTATAGTTCGCGCTAGTCGCGTTTAGGCATTTAGGCATTTAAGGCATTTTGGTATGCTTAAAGCTACAGCGACTTGATAGCATACTATATAGTCTATACAGTGACAATTGCAGAAAACACAGTAGTACAATGTATATACTATATATTCTGATATAGAGATTTCCGGAGGTTTCTCCAGAGTTAGCATGCTACATATCACGAGTGATTAGGGGCAGCAGCCTGGGACACACGTTCGTGTCACTTGTAAGTGATATCAAGCATTGCGATGGTATCGATAGACGCATCCCGCTATTAATCGTACTTAGTGGTTGCTGTCGCCGATAGGTGCTAGATCGGCAGCGGTGATGCGACGGCTACCGTCAACTACGCGGTTAGGCTTACGATTGTACGAACCGCGTGCCTTGCGGAAGATATGCGCTCCGGTCTTATTGCCATCGGCATCGAGCTTGTACGATACGCACTCACTAGTGCCCGAAAACGGCTTGCCCTTGAAAGTGCGCTTATCGGGATTGGACACTTGCCAGCGCTTAGACACGCGAGTGTCAAGAGCGGTGACCGCACCCATTGCGCGAGCATCGGAGCGAACTACGATAGAGTGATCGTTCTGCATGGTAATCCTTTCATGGGGATTGGACATGCAGGATGCATCTATCGATACCATCGCTAACTAGTGTAGCATGCTGCCGCGCACAATTGTGTTAAGATCCGATAGGCTGTAGTTCAGACTTTGAGATTATCTCAGTCTTGACGATACGCCACGGTTCATCACCATCGTAGACGGTTAGCAGTGCAGCATCTAGTCCATACCGATGCTTCGTGCAGGCGTCAAGGCATAGCCATTGACCAGTGATGCTATCCCACACTTCGAGTGTGAACTCCGGTTCCATCGCATACCTCCGTTCGCGTATGCGCGGCACCATGCTACACTAGGTGGCTAATCAGGCATAGCTACGCCACAAGAGCTATGTCCGTTTTTAAGCACCCCAACGGGTTATGGCCGGTGCTCTCCACGCGCGGGTACGTGTTATGTAGTGCCGCCTCTCGGCCGCTCCTTCAACCAACAAGAGGGACTGTAGTCGATGCAAGCGCGGAGCGCGGGACCGTCCCCTCTACACTTCAGAGGCAAATTAATGCTTTAGGTAGATTTAAGCATGCCTAACGTCTAGCCGACCTCTATACTACAGCATCAGAGATAGCCTAACTCAATTACGACAACAAAACTAGTACCTGCCTCAGTTCTGTTGCCGGAGGGTTAATTGCAGTTAGGCTATCTCGCATCCCTCTAAAATATAAGGAGGAGGTACCGCAAGCATGCCCACCACTATTACTGCACCGGCTCCTGTGCAGCAGGGTTATGACCAAAAGCCGTACCCGCAAGGTATTGTAGGTGGTCCAGTTCCAACAATTGTTGGAACTTGCACTACATCGGGTGGTACAGTAAACGTTCGCATTAGCGCACCAGTATCCGGCTTGCCGGATGTGACACTTGCGCTAACAGCCACGACAACCAACTGGACGACAGGTACATTACTTACCTATATCCCATCCGCCCCAGGGCGCTACAGGATCGATGCGACAGATGTAGCTGCTGCACAAGTTGCAACGCAGTTCTACGACGTTTATTCAAGCCCTGGCATCTAACAATTCTAAGCCTGTGGGGTTTTAAAGAGAAAGAAGCCCGCGCATGGAAGAAAAATCAAGTAGGGATAAAGCGCAAGAGTTCCTGCAAAAGGAAATAACTAAATTGCAGGGACAAGCGGCTGCAAGAGAAAAAGACTACAAAGCCCTTATCGATGAGTATGTCACCGCTGATGACGTAAAAGGTCCAGAGAAAGCAAAGAAGGCTGTGCGCGCCCGCGTACCCGCGGCTTGGGATGTGATTGATGAGCTATTGCAAAGCGGTAGCGATAGCATCCGCAGCGGATTAGCACGTTGGGTGGTAGATAGGGCACTATCACCGGATACACTCGGCGGTGACAGTATTGCAGATAAGGAGTTCCGCACGCTCTTGAAGAGCTTAGCGAAGAACGATGAATAAGCCGGTATTAAGTTGAGACCAGTATTAACGTTTCACGGCTTAGCGTTAGCAACGGAGAATTTTGATCCCAATAAGCCGCATACTTATTGTCGTATATGTGGGGCTATCTTCCAGCATCCTAATATAAAAATTAGAAAGCGTTGGAGTCATAGTCACGCAAGTCAACACTCCGACGCGGAACACACTAATCTTGCACAGAGCGGTATGTGGTTAATGCCAGCGGCGCAGTATAAGCTTGCGGCTTATGGGATCATAGATATCCTTTCAGGAGTTATGAACGAAGAGAGTGAAGACGCGCTACGCACGGCACCAAAGGAACAGCTTTGAGCGAGAGCGAGAGCGAGAGCGAGAAGGAGTGATGGCTAAATGACAAAGTACTATGAGGTCATTTACGAGACTGGTACGCACAGTATCGTAAGTGGC